GCCGGGGCACATCGTTGATGCCCGCATGTACTCGTCGGCCAGCGCTGCGGCGCTCACCGACTCATCGGCGTCATGCACCGACGAGCTGGCTGGCCTGCCGCAACTCCTCACGCCGCAGATGTGATGCCGCCTGCCGGTGCGCGGCACGAACTCATGCGGCACGGCCAGCCCGAGCTGGCGCAGCCGTTCGGTGGCGACCTCGTCCAGCAGCTCGTCCAGCGCCTTGGGTACCGGGTCGTCGTTCGGCATCTGCACGGATAGCTCACCCAGCTCGACCATTCTCAGCGGCTCTCGCAGATCGTCATGGCTGGCACCGCGTGCGCGAGCTACCCCGTAGACGTAGGTCAGCCGCTCGGACAAGCGTCTCTGCTCAGCCTGCTCAGCTCGCGCCCATTGCTCGGTGCGAGCAATCTCCTCGTCGGCCCGTTGCAGCAGCGCCTTGGTCACCCGTTGGTGCTCTTGCGCCTGCCGGTAGGACTTGGCCTTGATCACCACGTAATCCTGTTCGGTCAGGAACGCCTTGGCGTGCTCGACGGTCAGCTCAGCGAGCGTCGGCCGCAGCGCGACCCAGGCGAGCACGGCGTGAGCCACAGCCACCGCCGCTTCATCCGGTGTCTTGCCGTTCAGCCGCGCCTCGTGTAGCGCCGCCACGGCGTCCTGTGCAACCTCCGGGTCCAGCTCGGTCATGTCTTGTCCTTCCTGGCACGGCACGCCGCGCCGGTTCCCTCAGCGAACAGATGCGCTGCCTCGTTCAAAGTGTCGATCTTGACTCGTGCCCACAGCGCCTCGTCCTCGGTGAACCCGCCGTCGATCTGGCCTTGCAATTGCTGTGCTCGACGGTGCAGCACGTTACGCACGTACGACCGCTCCTGCTCGGACGCGAGTAGCTTGCCCCGCAGCACGAATCGCTCCATCCTCGGGATCTTGAACGTGCCCCGCATGACACAGCCCTGCAACCGGCGGAATTGCTCCGCGTGCGGCAGCGAGTGCATGTCGAACTCGGTCAGATCCTCCGCGTACACGTTCAGGTGCAGCTCGTCGGCCAGATGTGTCACGTACGCGGCCAGGTGATCAAGCGCGTCCTGCTCGGTCCAGTGCATGGTGCGTTCCCACTGAGCCGTCTCGCCGGGGATGGTCAGCATCCACACGTCGGTCACTTCTGCAACCACCGGCGGCGCATGTCGCGCATCAATCCGGTTAGCTCGCGGGTGAGCGCAATCGGAGTCGGCACGTCATCCTTTGCGTACTGCAACAGGTCGCTATGACGTCGAGCCAGCTCGTAATACCGCTTCTCCAACGGGCCGACGGTCCTCACGGGATCGCCTGCTCGTGGCCGCTACTCTCCTGATGATCAGCGACGAATCGGGCAGTCATCACCGGATCGCCAGACGCCACGTAGAGCTGGCACACCGAGCACTTCCATGTGTACGGCATCGCCTTGCGCACTGCCTTTTGCACCTTGCGACGTTCCAGCGAGCGGCCCATCAGAATGCCGCTGCCGTACAGCGCTGCCAGCAGCAGCACGTCAATTATCCAGCTCATCATTGCCACTTCCCATCGTTGAGCATCCACGATGTGAGCGCGCCCAGCCCACCGGCAGCGCCGATGCACAGGAGTGACAGCGTGGCGAACCGCCAGCCGAGATCCTTCCACCACGCCGTGACCAGTGCCCCGATCGGTGCAGCGATCACGAGTGTCAGTATCACGGCCCCGGCGATCTGTAGGCCCGTCACGGCTTGTCACCCGGCCCGGTCCACTGGAACGGCTCGCCCTCGACGGCCATGTCCAACAGCGCCACCTTGTAGCAGTTGTCACAGACGCGCTCGCTCGGCAAGTCTTCCGCCCGGATCTCGCCGAACGTCGCCGTTGCCTCATCGATCGCGTCCTGATCCGACCACGTCGGGTCGATGACGAACGCGTGGTGGCACATGGCGCACGTGAACGTCTTCATAGCGGTGCCTCCACGACGAGCTGGAACCCGGTGCCGTAGTAGCCGTTGCCGTCGCTGCCGGAGATCGTGGCAAGGTTGATCTGGGCGTTGTCCGCGTACACGAAGATCCGGTAGGTGTTCGTCGGGAAGCCGAAAGGGTCAGACACGCAAGTGCTTTCCTCGGCCACCACGTTCACGGCAGTGATCACGTTGTCCACCGCGACCAACTCGCGCAGGCTGTAGTTGCCGTTGGAGCAGCCGCCGCAACCCATGTTGGGCACCACGCGGATCTGCGTGCCGTTGTCCAGCGTCAGTCGGCCGTCCACGCCGTAGGGCGGGATCTCCGTCTCTGCCGCGACGATCCGGTGGCCTATCAGCAGATCACGGATCTTGGCCTGCTCGAAGTGCCGCACCCACCGATCGGCACTCACGGCTTCGTCGGCCACTCGTCGGGGTACGGCGTGCCGTCCGGCGCGGTTTTCAGTGACCGGCCGGTGCGGTTCGGCGACGGACGGGGACGCCACCGCGTCGAGCGGTTCAGGTAGACCCGCTGCGCCTCGATATGAGCGTTGACACAGTCGTCACAGCGGCAGCCCGAGCGGTAGGACACGTCATTGACGAGCCAGCTAGCGGGGTGCTCGGTGCGCAGTAGAGTCGGTTCGATGTCCATCGGGTTGAGCGTGTCGGTCATGAGCGCTCCTCGGGGTTGTGTCGGGTGTAGTGCGACAGGTTACAGCAGCGGCTTGCCGTCGTCTAGCGGGTGTGCGTCGTCCTCGTACTCGTCGTCCAGCAGATCCCGAGTCGCCGGTGGCCGGACCCGCAGCGCGTCGTCCAACGTCTTGTCCGGCAAGCTGCCCGTGCCGCGTCCCGGCCGTGCAGCCGGTGTGATCCGGCGACCGCAGCACGGGCACGTGTAGCTGCCTCGCATCTTGCAGTCCCGGTCATGATCACTCATAGCATGTCCGACACGAGCCGTGCAGCAGGTTCGGCACAATGCGCTTCCCAGTCTCGTCAAGCGGCATCACGCCAGGCTCGTTGATGTTGCACGTCGGGCACGGCATCCCCGCGCCGCATTCGCAGCTCGACGGCCAGCCCCGGTCAGGGTGGTTCTCGCACACCCAGTAGTCGCCCGAGCAAGTCGCGCACACATGGTCACTCATCGTCGTGCCACTCGTCTAGGTTCGGCAGTCGTAGCAGCCGCTCGAAACGGGTGACCCAGCGACGTCGGCGGCGCTCCCAGCGAGCCGCACGCCGGATCTTGCGCTTGCCTCGTGCATCCGTCGCCAGCATGTCCGGCAGCTCGTCGCATCGGATGCCGCCTCGCTTGACGGTCACCACAGGCAGATCAATCCAGCAACCGGCATTAACGGCGGCACCGTCGGGCAGCGGGGTGTGCAGTTCCACGCTCGGCGCGACCCAGCCGCCAGCGGCCACCATCCGCTCGCACATCGTTCGTTCGCTCGACGTCTCCTCCGTCATCGACACAGAGGCTCCCCACTTGACCGGGTTGTGCTCGTGATCAGTCCACACGCCGGTTCGGGCGAATTCACGGCACGGCTCACAGATCCCGCTCCGAGCCAGCCCGCACGATGCCTCGTGCTGGCCCACCCCGCCGCACACGTCGCACTTGAACATCAGCCGCCTCCGTGATCCTCGATTGGCACGCCCGCAATCTCGCAGCGTTGCCTCATGTCGGCCGTGCCGTTGCCGCCAGGGAAAGCCAACAGCCGGTCGAGTACGACGCCGTCCCCGTTCGCCATGTGCTGGCCGATGATCACCCAGTCACCATGTGCCATGTCAGTGCTCCTCGGGTAAGGCAACCTCAGTGACACCCGACAGTCGAGCGGCGCACCCGGCGCACACCAGATCCGGGTGAGACTGCCGCAGCGGCGCGGTGTGCGACATGCCGCCGCACTGCCACATCGTCAAGTGGACCGTGTTGCCGCTCGGCAGATGCGTCGCGGCCAGCGTGTAGCGGACGGCATGGACCTTGCGAGCTAGCGGCCCGCGTGCCGTGGCCCAGGTGACAGTCTTCGGACGGTGTTTGACCACCCGCCAGTCAGCCCATTCCTGTTGCTCCCGGCCAGTACGAGATCGCCAGCCCCACCGGCCGTCGCCGTAGTAATGCCGAGACAGCAGCCGCCGCCCGACCAGCAGCGTTTCTTGCAGCGGTGTGCGCCCGTAGTTCACGGGTCCACGTCCTCGTCGGGCACGATGTCCAGCTCGGTGATGTGGCACGGGTGCTCGGCAGCGCACGTGACAGCGGCCAGCTCGGTCAGCCCTTGCGCCAGCAGGCCGTGCGTCTGGCACACGAGACTCCATCCGTCGTCCGGCTCGTACTCGTCGGTGTCGTCGGCCAGGCAGAACGGCACTAGGTCACCCATCAGTGCGCGCCGAACATGGCAGTGAGGAACCCGGCGAACACAGCAGCGATGATCCCCGTAGCGAGCACAGCGCAGAACGCGAATACCGACCAGTAGGCCAGCGCACGGAACGGCGGCGTATCCGGCAGCTTGCGCGTAGGCCGGTGGCGGGCAACAGAATGGCGGGTAGCTGCGTACGGCGTGATCGTCATGGCGGGCGGTTCCTTACTTGGGGTGTGTCGTGCTCGGTGCGACAAGACTATCTCGGATAGTCGCTGCGGTACAGACCTCACGACCCGTCGTCCTCCGCTCGGCGCTGTAGCTCGCGCTTCAACTCAGCCAGCGCAGCAGTGCCGCGTAGGCCCGCTTGCTCGATCTTGTGCAGTCCCTCCACAAAAGCTGCACTACGCCGCTTGCTCTCCTCGATCCACGCGGCGACCGCATCAGACAGCCAGTCCGAGCCGTCGTCACTCATCGTCGGCCTTGTCGATCTTGGCGTTGACCTCGTCCATGTGGGCCGCTCCGGTGGACATCAGCGCCCGCAGGACGGTGCCCCGGTCGGTCTTGTGTTCGGCAGCCAGTTGATTGACCAGCTTGTCGGCCGTGGCGGTCAAGCGGAAGCTGGCTACTCTGCGTTCGGTCATGGCCTGATCGTATACGACATCCTCTACTGCTCGATCAGACCCGTACCACTTGCTCATCGGCGGTGGGAACGGCACGCGGCCTATGCCCGTGTCGCAATACAGCAGCACCCACACGCCAGGAACAGCCGCGCCAACTCTCAGCGGATCTCGTCGCACCACTGGCACGTTAGACGGTGCCCGTTGGTCGTACTTGCTGATGATCCAACCCAACTCCCGAGACTCGGCGCCGTAGGAATGCACCGACCGATGGGAGTCGCCGCACAGCGCGAGCAGATTACAGACGCAATCGGCGCCGACTGAGCGGGACAGCCGGTGGTGCGCTTGCATCGTGTCCATAGTTATGGACACGCCGCATATCTCGCAGCGACCGAGCGCACGGGTCCACACGGCCAGCCGAGCGTCGGCGTATTTCATGGTGTGCCCGCTCATGCGCGTGATATCCGCGTGAGCCGAATGAACGTCCATTCGGGGTACTCCTCCGACGGTGTGGCCCGCAGCCGGTAGCCGTGGCGCATGGCCGATAAGTCGATCTGTCTGGTCAACTCGCTCAACACGGTGCATTCGATCGTGATCGGTTTCTCGTATTGCATCCGGGCGTCGAGTTGCCCGGTGCCGTACCCGGCGACGAACGCCGCATCTTCATATGGCCCGCCGACTGATGTCACAACCACGAATGGCATGACCAACCCGTAGCCGCTCATCGATCATCCGCCCCATAGATGTCTATGCGGAATCGTCCGCATTGCTTCCTGAATCGCTTCAAGATTCCGCGTGATCCGGTCCAGCCGTTCCTGGTCGTGCACTGGACACCACAGCGGACCCCATGACGTTCCCGCAGGCTCGGAGCACCCGGATTCGACGCATGTACGCCCGGACGGCTCCTGGCAGACGTGCCCGCTTTCTGACTGGCATTCAGGATGACTCATCGGTTGGCCTCCGCTCGGTGCACCACGGATCAGGACCGGCGTCGATCAGAACGAACCTCGCCACCGGGTGCAGCATGCTCATAGCTGCCCGTTCAGTGTCTTAGCCATGCACTCCGGGCAGACCTCGCCGTCCTCATCCGAGTACCAGCCCACCGGCTGGCCGGTGAGCACTTGGATCGGGTTGTAGCTGCGGATGTCGCGCATGGTCCGCTCACGGTGACACAGACTGCACTTCACAGCGGCGGGGTGTCGATTATCGGCCGGAACCCGATCGTCGGGTGTTCCATTCTCAGTTGCCATTCCGCATCCTCATCTTCCTCGTCCTCTCCATTGACACATGCCCGGTCCTCGTTGCTCGTGCAGTCCGACGGGCACTCGCCGGTGTCGCTGAACGGGCAGAACGGGTCGCTAGTCATCACTCGCTCCGCTTGGGCATCGGCAGACTCAGGTTGTATCGCAGCGCCTTAAGCACCCACTGATTACGGGACAGGCCGACGGCCTTGGCTCGCTTGTCGATCGCAGCGCGGAGTTGGTCGTCGTCCGGTCTGACGAGGAAGGACTGGCCGTCTGCGAGGGGAGTACGCGACAGAGACGGACTGCTAACTGATCGAGCGGTCTTTGTGGCACGTCGGCTATTGGCAACCTGCTCTTGTTGCGTCGCCCATCGAATATTGCCCGGCTCATAGTGGCCGTCATTATCGATTCGATCGATACTCCACCCCTTGCCTGGATGATCGCCAATTGTGGTCAGCACGTAGGCACGGAAGACATCGAAGGACGCTTCCCATGCCGGGTCAACTTTGATGCCGCGCCCGCCGTAGTGTTTCCAGTTCTGCTGACTCGGGTAATTGCACCGTGCCCGCATCCCGCGCCACAACACATAGAGAGGCGTGCCGGTTCGCCCGTCGTTCAGAGTCAAAGCGAACCTCCATCTGGTTGATACCATCCGCCGTAAACATTACCAGAGCGATATCACAGATCAGGCCAGGCTCGACCCGGCGCTGTCCCATCCGGTGCCTCGCCCACTTCCACGGCATCCTCGTCACGCTCACTCACGGAACGGGTCCAGCATCGGCAGAATCGCTCTCAGCGTGTCGGCCCCACGCCCCGCAGCCGCACAGAAACACCCTGCAACGCGGCGCTGCCTCAAAGCTGGCGTCCACAGCATCACCCCGCCGAACAGGCTCGGTGTGATGCTGCACCAGATGCCCGCACTGACAAGTACCTGGAGGCCGCTCAACAGCAGGATTATCCGGCGCTGGCGGCTCGTCCGGCCGGAAATGGAACGCATCCCCGTGATGCTCCCAGTCGTCATCGGCGGGAACGTCTGCTGTTATGTCATACCAGCCGACCATCGGTATCACCCCGGCGTTGTAGGCATCGATTATGGCAGTCAGATGGCCTGAGCGGCACCGCACCTTATAGATCACGCATGCTTGGCCGATGCGCCTGCCGGTTGTTCGGTGTTCTGGCTGGTTCACCGTATGTTCCTCGTGTGTTTGGTGGAAACCCCAAGGGTGGCTTGGCCTCGTTTACGGCGTATGTTGGCTATTGAACCGCCGTAACCAACGGTCCATAGATGGCACGCACGGCCACACAGCCTTGCAGCGGGCGCAGATCATCCCGCCTTGACGGATCAGATTCACCGGGACATGCGGGCCGACGTCCACTTGCGCCCCAGTAGCGGGCACGTCGTCGCCGCGCTTCCACTCGGTCATGGATGTTTTCCCCTCAGAACGATCACAGCTTCGGCGGCGACAGGCAGATGCCCTTGGCCGTTCATGGCGAGACTGCCCGTCCCGTCGGGATAGACCGTCAGCACGTAGTCGATCAGGCCCACAACAGGATCATCGAATGTCCAGATCACTTGCTCGGCAGGCGTCATGACATCAGCCTCGCATCCCTGACGGTCTTCAATTCCTGGCGCGCATGCTTGGCGCACATCGACAACCATTTGGCCTCGCCAGCTACCCACACCACGGCTTGGGTCAGCCGCTCGCAGCCCCCGGCGTCGCACGTATCGGTCAATACCACCGTCTGCGGTGTCCAGCCGTTCTCATGCATGACGTTGCTTCCTCTCGATCGCCCGATCTCGTCGTCTGCGCAGATCAGCTATCGCCGCGTTGCGTGGCGAGTCGGCCTCGATCGCCCGCAGCGGTACATGCCCAACGTGATAGAACCCCGTGTCGGCTCGGCACGGGTAGACCGTGACGCCGTGAGTGACCCCGTTGTTTGAGCCTGCGGGCCTCAGCCTTGGCAGCCTTGCGGTCGATCCAACTCACCTTGTCACCGCACGTCTTGCAGCGGCCCATAGCCCGTCTCGTGTAGCTGCGGCGAGTCACGGGAACCGCACCGGAAGACGCTCGTCAGGCACCCGGCACTTGCCCCGGGCGAGCGGGTGGATCGGCTCGCCCGACTTGGTACGGCCCAGGCAGTAGATGTTCGGGTAGTGCCACAGTATGCGCTTCATGCGGTAGATGTGCGCGCCGTACCGTGTTGGGACGTTATTCCCCCACGCGGCCATGACCGTGCTCGACGCGTCCAGCGCGGCATAGAACCAGTTGACCCAGTCCGGGCCGATCGGGTCATCAGCCGTCCGCAGCTCACGCGGGTCGCTCGCACAGTAGGCGAACGCGTTGATCAGGATGCACCGGCCGTAACCCCACCGCTGGGAGAACTTGACCACCCGCAGCAACGTCGGATCATTGATCATCGCGCTCGCCTTGGACGGGTTGAGCATGTCCCAGCAGATCGTCGGCAGGATCGTGTCCCACGTGCGGGTCAGTTGATAGCGGTACGCGTGATCATCAGAGAACACAGCCTCGCCGTACATGAGACTGCCGTCAGGCATCGGCAGCTCGGCGCGCTCGACGTCGGTCATAACCCGAACCGGATCACGGAGGCCATGAGGCAGGCGAAATTGGGACACAGCCCGAGCTGCCCGAAATGCCCCAAGTTCACGTGGATCTCGGCCTGCCGTTCGGCCAACTCGACCAGCCGCTCCGTCTGCGCCTTGTCCAACAGCGGCGGATCTTCCTTGCTGAGCCGGATCTCCTCCTCCTGCTCAGCAAGGTCGAGACACAGCAACCCGTACTGGATCTGGTCGCCGGGGTCGAGCGCGCTCCATGTGTCTTTCCACGCGGAAACGATCGCGCTCGCAGAGTTCCGCAGCAGGTCAACGTAGTCATTCATCATGTTCTCCTCATCTGTGCCCGTACGGCCAGCAGTTGCTCAGCCGTCAACGTCTTGGTGACCGGCGTGCCCGCGTAAAGCTGCAACGTCTCATCCACAGCATGCTCGACCGCCCGTTGTCGCAGCACGAACAGGCGCACCCACAGCACGCCGAGCACGAACCCGAGCACGACGCCCAATGCAAGGCACGTCCCGACCGCTGCCCACGGCAAGATCACGTCACTCATGGTTTGAACCTTTCGTCAATCGGCCACGGGGTGTCCACGAGGGATGCCTGCCACAAGGTCAGCACCCGCTCAGTGGCCCGGATAACGGCGTCAATCTCCCTGCACAAGTGGGGGCCTTCACGCGGCACCGGCGGTCCCACCATTGAGTGGCACAGCTCACGCGGCGCAGCACGGCAGAACTCGCACGAGATCGCCAGTACGTCAGGATGGTGCATCCCCTCGATCAGCACCATCAGTTCATCGTGACTCATCACGTCGATCACCCGGTTAGGCATCTTGTCTCGGCCCCCAACGTCCAGGGGTTGCCCTTGTTACGTTCTCTGTTGTCCGGCGCGCACGATGGGCGAATGTTGTTTCGCCGGTACGTGCCGCCCTTGAACTCGTGTCGCTTGCGCTTGTGATTGCCGACCGACTCCCCGCACACGGTGCATTCCCAGCCGGGAATGATGCGGTCCACTTCCATCGACTCGTAATCCACCGGCGTCTTGCATTGCCAGCACGGCACGGTGACCCCGTCCCCGCCGTGTCCGGCCTCCGGTGAGAGCAGCCAGCGGCGGCGCGCTCGCCGGTCCTTAGCAAACCCGCGCTTGTCCGGCTCTTTGCATCGTCTGCACACAGCCTCATCCCTCTCACCTAGCCGAACAGCTCGTCCTGCAACACATGCAGGATGGACCGCAAGTCATGATCGTTGCGTGCCCATCTGTCGATAGCCTCTCCCAGCTCGGGGTGTCGCCGCTCGACTTCCTCGACCACCACGTCATATCGCTCACCGCGTGCGCTGAAATACGCGGCCGGTACGTGCGCCAGTTGCAGCTCCATCCGCTCGGCCAGCCGCAGCAGCGTCAGGTCATCGAACCACGCCAGCACCGCGTGACTCATGGCTCCGTCACGATCTCTTGCACGATCGTCTGAGGCAGCAGACTCGATACGATGCCGTTCTCCCATTCGATCTCGCAGCTTGTTCGCAAGTGATGGATGCCCGTGATGACGCCCGAATGAGTTGGCCGCTCAGCGGCATTTACTGCCACCACGTACTTGCCGATCCAGCGCTGAGTCAGATCAGCAGCGTGCGACGGTGACGCGGTAACCACCGGCGGCGTCAGAATGGCGGCTGCCACATCAGCAAACGCCCGCTGCAACTCGACTATCGCCTGTGCCACGGCGGCATCGCGTGCGGTCGCCCGGATCATTGCATCGGGGTATGTTTTCCACTGGTCGCTCATGATCTTCCCTTCATCTTGCGTTCCCATTGCCTGTAAGACTCAGCGCCGGTGTCGGCCAATGCCGCCTCGTGCAACGCGGCAGCGGCGTCCAGATGCTCGTGACGGCACGACGTCTCGCACAGACTGGGATCCCAGAAACTTGGGCTAGCCGGGACCAACCAGGACCACACTCCTTTGTCTGTGTCGTCCACGACGGAGAACAGCTCGTCGTCATATCTGTTGCGATAGTTCCTGCGGTGCCCGACGCGGCGGTGTCCCTCGTCAGTCTCCAACCATTCGACGGCCGGAGTGAGTGCGAATCGTCTACTCATACCGTCAACTGTCTGGCGATGCGGCGCAGCAGCTCCGGCTTGGGCACCCACAGCGCCTCGTGCCCCGGCCACTGAATCGGAGCGATGCGGCGCGGTTTCTCAAACGCCAGGTGGAACAGTCGAGCGCCATGTCGGTCAGCGACGCCGGTGACGATGCCACTGGCCGCGAACTGAGCATGAGTCTCAGCACCCGACCCGATCCGGCAGCAGCGATGAGTGACCGGGCCTCGCTCGGTGTCCTCGACGGAATCAGACGCCTCGTGGACGTCGATCAACTCAGCAACCCCGAGCACAACGCCGTGCGGCAGCTCCCTCCCGCCCGCCGCATAGCGTTGGCCGGTGTGAATCAGGACGAGGCCACGGTAGTCGGTTGACCATGTTCGGTTTTCGATCGTCTTTGACCCGGACATCAGCTCGTCGGCGAATGGCTGTCGCAGCGTTATGGCCCTCATGATCTAAGTGCCCGCGAATAGCGCGCCAACTCATCTTCTGTAAAGCGTCGCTGTACAGCAGGCGCACTTTCACGTCGTGCTGAGTGCGACGCATGCGGGGACTCAGGCTCGCTCGTCATCGAGCTAACCAGCCGCGCAAAGATACGGGCGTGCTGAATGCACATGCGCGGGTAGCTCCCGGTGCGGATCTCGTATCGAGCGAGCCGAGAACACATATGTCGGGGTGCTCTCTGCCCGGTCGGCTCATCACACGTCAAGATATCCTCCGGCACCGGCACGATCTCGACACCGGCCACGATCTCAATTCGCCTCATCAGACTGAGGCGGTGCGTTCGATGGACTTGATCACGATCACGGCACCAGCCGGAATGTCATTGAGGAACATGGCCTCACTGACCTTCGTTTGGCCTGGCTCTAGATTCTGGACGAAATCCTCGGCCGTATCGTACTGCCGTGTGTGAGTGGCGTTCTCTGCCGACACACTGACCCAGTAGTCGCTGCGCTGCGAGCTGTGATTGACGTACGTGATCTTCAATGTCGCGCCGCCGTACGTGTCATTGACGGGCCGACCCAGGGTGACGTCGGCCCGTGCGTCACGGGAAGCAAGGCCCTGGCTGATGCCGGAATCGTTGGGTGGCGTGCCGTGGTGCTGCGCGCCAGGTGACGTGCATGCAGTCAGTGAGGCGGCGAGTAGAGCGGCTGCCACTGTTGCGGTGATCTTGTGGTTCATGATCGTTTCCTCTCGGGGTTGTTAGCGTGCTCGTATTCGAGCACCGCTCGGTGAAGCTGCTTGCATGCTGCCGCTATCCATGAGTCAACATGACTCGCGTGTGCGTCGTGTAGAGCCTGCTCGGCTTGCGCCAGTCGGCGGGATGCCTGCTCATGGGTCAGCGGCTCGGCTCGGGTCCACCAGCCGACGTGCGTCCGCTCTAGATTCCAGATTCGGTCGATAGCGTCATGGACCGTGATGCATTCGCCGTGACGAGCGACGGCCAGCACTACGACGATGCCGACGCCGGTTTCCAGCCGCTCGCCAAGGTGAGGCTGCCGCACAAAGTGAGTGTCGGCCCGTGCTGTTGCGCTCATGGTTCCCCCTTTTTGATCTTGCACTTGCGTGCCGGTTAGAGACTCGAACTCATCGAGCGGGCTACTCACCCGCTTGCGTCGCCACCGTGGACCGGCTTGGCCCGCCTTTCGGCGGGGTGACGTTCAGACTTGCCAGCGGCGCGGAACCTCCCGACTGGTCGGCTTGTGCTCGTCGCGCTGCGGTTGCGGGATACGGCGGGCTGGCACGGGGACTAACTCGCGTTCGCGTCGAGCGATTGTCTCGTGGTCGAGTTGTGCGGTCATGGTGTGCTCCTCGGGGTGGAGTGTGTCGTGCTGAATGCGACAGTACGCTGTGACGCTCCATCCGTCTAGACCGATCATGCGCCGACAAGCCGTCAACTGCCGCGTGATTGCTCAGCGACTCTGGCGCGTAACGCCTCAATCACCGCCTCAGCGGCGATACGGGTCACGCCGTACATGCGCCGGTCGAGTTTGAAATAGTCATCCCACACAGATCCAGGCGGGTGATAACCCAAGTCGCTGGCAAGCGCGTGGATGAGATTGGCCTGCGTGGTCGTCATCGGCTGAATGCGCGTCATGATCCCCCCTCCCTCATTCCTGCGGGCCGAACATGGCCTCGTCGTGGTCGAACGCGTCCTGATCAACCTGTCGGCGAGCGGGTGCCACGGTCACACGAGACTCACCCGGCAGAGTCAAGCGGTCACCGTTGCCGAACTGGATTACGCGCACGGCACCGGGCGAGGTAATCCACACGACGTCGAGCCCGACAAGTAGCAGATGTGCTGGCGTGCCGAAACTGGTAAGCCGCATGCCGACTGTCAGGTCGTTAACGGTGATAGTGGTCATGATCTTCACTCTCCCTTGGGTGCTGCGAACCGCTGCGCGGCGGCGCTGCGGGCTCTGCTCCTGAATGCACGCTGTGATGCTCTGATGCACGTCTTGCAACCTCGTCTAAGCCTGCCTTTCGCACCGTTGGGTGCTTGCAGTACTAGATTGTCACCGCTCAACGGGTGACCCTTGGGGCAGTGAGTAACACGCGTGCCGTGGTGGCGACCCTTGTTGGCTCGATCCCAGTTGTTATCAGCGACGGTGCCGAGGAACAGATGCTCATCACGGAAGCACGGCGGGTTGTCGCAGTGATGGAGCACGCACGGTGTCTCGGGCGGAATGGGTCCGTGCAGCTCGACCCATGCGGCGCGATGCGCTTGTTGCATGGAATTGCCAACGCTGATCTGGCCGTAGCCCTTTGTTGAGCGGTGCCCATCGAAGACGATGCACTCGCCCTCGGAATGAGATCGCGCGGTGAGTCTGACAATCACTGACGTCATCGTGTGCGCCTGCTGAATCGTTGTGCGGCGGCTGAACGCGTCACGCCTAGCGGACCGGCGATTTCTTGCCACGAGAACCCTCGCACGCCATGCTCGTCGGTGGAGCGCAATTGTGCGGCAGCTTCACGCACGCCCTCAGACGCGGCGCGGTCCAGCATCTTGACAATGGACGCAAAGCCCTCAACGTCATCGCTGCCAGCAGCTTTGAGCATCGCGGCCAGTTGGCGCTCCCAGCGGCGGATCTCTTCTGGCTCAAACATGGCTAGCTCCCTCGGTCGGTGCGTGTCGTGCTGAGTACGACATTACAGCATGAAGGAGCCGGTGTACAGAGGGTCTGTACACCGGCTTTTGGCGGGTCGGCTCAGATAGCTTGGTCAGTCTGCGAGATATCGAACACCGACACCAGGCGGAAGAATTTACGACCCGGCTTGGCGTCCTCGCCGGGTGTGCCGTCCAACTCGACAGTTCCGGGGGTGCCAGCGGCGGAACCGGCCGGTGCGAGAATACGCATTCCGTGCTCGCCCTTGCGGACCTGACGGCCGACTTCCTGCCAAGCCTTGAATCCGCGAACCTCAACGGCTCCGGGCATCTGCATGGCGATCAAGGCGGCGTTGCGCTCGCTGTACTTGTCGGCCATGAGGGTGAACGTGCCGTCCTCGGGGTCCATCTCGTCCATGAATGAGTCGAGACGGTTGCGCAGTGCGAGAACTTCGGCATTCTTGTCGGTGATGCTGCGGCGGGTGCGGGTCTGTGCGGTCATTTCTGGCTCCTAGTGCTGCTCGGCGGGTGTCGTGCTAGATACGACAGTACGCCGCCGACTTCTGTACAGTCAAGCTGTACGGCAGACCGAGTTTCAGACGGCGCTCGACTCAGGACAAGGCGAAATTACGCGGCTTGCCCGTGCGCTTCAAGACAGGCCGATCTCCCGTGTGCATCTGCCACCGACGGCACGTCATATCCACGTATGCCGGACTGATATCCATGCCCAGCGTGAACCTGCCCGACAGGTGCCCAGCGATCACAGTTGACCCGCTGCCGACGAACGGGTCCAGCACGAGATCGCCAGGGTCGGTGAAGCTGGCGATGAACCAGCGCGGCAACTCGACCGGGAACGTTGCCGTGTGGCCCATCGTCTCGCTAGACCCGGCCGCGATGTGCAGCACGTTGGATGGCAGCGCAATACCGGACTCGGTCTGATGCGGCCCGAGCAGTCCTGACGGCCCAGCACTGCCGCTACCGGGGGTGATCGCCTGCTCACTCGGTTTCGCATTCGCTTCCGGGTCGAACTTGATCTTGTCGGATCGGGTGAAGTGCCAGACCGATTCCCACGCGTCCTTGAACATGCTCGGGTATCTGCCAGGCACGCCGTTCTTGGTGTCAACCCAGCAGAACTCATCCACGAACCGCCAAGCCCATTCCCTCACGTGAGCTATCACAAGATCATGCACATACAAGTCGCGCTGGCCGTTGTCGGCGTGAGCCTTGATATTGACCAGCCACGAGCCGTCGTCGGCCAGCGCGGCGGCGACGTTGGTCTGCACAGCTTCAAACCACGCCACGTACTCGTCAGGTGGGATCGGCTTGAACCCGCTGTCCTCGTCGTACTTGCGTTGACGGGCGTAGGGCGGGCTTGTGATCGCCAGATTCACTTTCTCGCCGTCGAGCAGCTTGCCCACGTCGTCGGCGTTGCGCGAGTCACCGCACATCACGAGATTGTCACCTAGCCGCCAGATGTCACCCGGCCGGGTAATCACCGTGACCGACGCCGGTGGCAACTCGTCCGGGTCCAGCGGCGGTTCACCGTCGAACGGGTCGGCGTCACCGATCATCGCGGCCAGCTCGTCCTCGGTGAACCCGAGATCATCGATCTCGTAATCGTCCAGCGCGCTCAACTCGGTCACCGCCTCGTGTAGCTGCCCGGTGTCCCATTCGGCTAGCTCGGCGGTTCGATTGTCAATGATGCCGTAAGCGCGAGCCTGATCCATCGTGCCGTCGAATATCTTGACGTCCACGTACTCGACATCTTCGGCCACGCTCGCCGCCAGCCAGCCGCTCCCGGCGATCACGATCCCGTCCGGCAGGATCACGATGTTTTTCTGCTGGCCGAACAGCCTCAGCGATGCCCTGATCGCGTCCATGTTGCGAGGGGGATGCAAACGTACGTTGCGAGGGTCAGCCAACAGGTCAGCTACCCGTCGTGCCTCTAGCTTCATCTGGGGGCGTCGCGTCTTAGGGGGCATCCTCGCATTGAATCACCCGAGACATGACTAAGCCCCGTACCGGGGGAGATACGGGGCTTAGCCGATCGGGGGGTTACTTGACGGCGAATTGCGCGAACGCGAGTTCCTTCACGGTGCCGACGCGGTTGCGCGGCTCGGCGGAACGGGTCGCCCGGACGAGGTTCGCGTCACGCTTCGGGCCAACAGGCGTGAACCAGTCGAGGTATTCGGTGACGGCGTTGTAGCCCGCCCAGCGGGTGCCGCGAATGTTGGCCTGTGTGTCGGCGTCGGAGAACAGCTTGACCAGCTCGCCCTCGCGGCGGGCGTGAATATTGACCGAGCGCGGCTTGGACTCGTCCTTCGGCACCGGCCAGATCAGGCGGGTTTTCTGGACGAACTGCGCCTCGCTCATCGGGGCCTGGATCATCTTCTCGGCCTCGGCCTCGAACGCACTGTCGAATTTGAACGTCAGGCCCAGCGCCCGACGGATCTCGGCGACGGCGAGCGTTGCCGACGATGTGTGCCGGACCTTGACCATCGACTTGTGATTGACGAGTGCGGCGCGCTCGGTGTTGCCGCACACGACGCGGACTGGGGTGTCGAGCAACAGCAGCGAGCCGGTGCCGTCGTGATAGTTGAGCATCGTCAGATACCGGTTGAGCGCGTCCACGCCGCCGATCAGCATGTCCTCGCTCATCTTGGTCGTGACGAACACTGCACGCCCGCCTCGCAGCGAACCGGCTGTCTCGAACCGGCCGTTGGTTTGGCCCTTGATCGCGTCGAGGAGTTCAAGAGTCTGCTCGTTCTGGATCGGCTCCCAGACGCCGCCGACGACGCCGAACGGCTCGCGGATCTTGGTGAACGGGTTGGAGCGGGACACGGCGTAGAACCCGTCAACGGGTGCGCCACGGTTGTCGAGCACGGGGGTGTCGTCGCGGCGTACACCCCAGCCGCCCAGGTGGCCCTCGTCTAGAACGTCGGCGGCGGTCAGGTCGCGGTCGAATGTGACACCGAGCCGATGCCAGGCCGGTTCGCGTGCGAATACGGCTGCGGATACGGTGCTGCCGTCTGCGTTCTGATGAGTCTCGATCTCGTGAGACATGGTGACTCCCTCTCGGGGTGGCGTGCGACCCGGTGTCGCACTAGACACGACACTAGTCGCACCCTCTGACAAGAGTCAACATGCTAGCTCGCAACTACAGCTCACCAGTAGTGATTACGCCCGCCGATCTCGTGGCCGGTCGAGCCAGCCAGCAAGAGAACAGCACCGAGCGCGGCCAGCACGAGGCCGATGATGAACAGCAAGTGGATGCCGAACAGCAAGCCCACGATGAGCAACACGATACCTAACACAATCATAACGTCTCCTCTAGCTGTGCCCGTATCTGTTCACTGGTCGCCGCATTCGCCTGAATCGCGGCAGCCTGCCTTTGCTGACCGTACTTGACGATCTGTTGCCGCGTCCAGAGTGGTGTGCTGCCGTAGCGGACTGTCTCGGGCGGGAACGGGACACGTGCTGTGCCGTTCCGGGTGCGTTCCCGGATTTTGTCGATCGTTTTCAGATTCACACCGAGCAGCTCAGCTACGGCAGCTCGGTCGAGTAGTTGTCGCCGCTCAGTCATGCACGTCCCCTTCCTAGTCGCCGGTCTGCTCGGCGTCGGCAGTCGCGCCGTCGGCCGGGAGACTGTAGCGGTCCCACGCCCAGCGCAGCACCCGGCCCTTGGCGTCCTGATCCAAGTCCTCGATCGTTCTTACGATCTTGCTCATTGCTTGCAGCTCACGGTCCACAGCAATCCTCCCTTAGTCGTGTCGGGCGCGACACTACCGTGTCAACCCGACGCCGTGCATCAACACATGCAGATGCCCGCCGGGATCGACGGGCATCTGTCTCGCGCAAGTCGGGCGTCTGTTACGCGCTCCTCGCTCCTGAGAGATTCCGTATCGTGTTCCGCCCCGGCTGGACCGAGTCTTGGTACTTGGACGGTCGCGCAACCCGTGCAGGATTCGCCTTGGCCTTTTCCTTCACGACCGCATTGGCAATCACCAACTCAAACTGGAACGCCCGCACCGCTTTCTTGCCCTTGCTGTCCAGCAAGTTGAGCCACCGGGCAATCCGGGGTGGCGTGACGAGTCGATAGCGTTGTCCGGCAACGCTCCATGCGATCTGCTTGGTTGTCACTCGCACACGCGACGCCTCGGTGCCGTCTGTAGCGTCAAGATCACGAGCTATCGCGTATGCGATGGGGCAGTGCCACTCGTTGTTTACCTGCGCTGCGTTGATCGCGTCGGTGTTGACCTTGATCGTGTAGTTCTCTTGCATTGCTCTCACTGTTCTCTTTCGGGGTTAGACCGCTCGCAGATGCGTAGCAGTCTTGGCGGGTTTGCTTTGGTCGAGTTCCTTTAGCCGTCGGAAGATCACGTGCGCGTCACGGGAGTATTTATCCAGCCGGTCCAGCTCACTCCATGACAGGTGCCCGAGATCACTGACACCTAGACCGTCGATGATTGGGCGCGTCTCATCCATGAGATCCCTCAGCACGTGCAGCACGTGCAGAACCTTTATCAGCTTCGGCGTAAGACACTCGCCAGTCTGTTCCTTGACCAGCCCTTTGATCACTGACGCCGTGGGCTTGCCGTCCGTCTGTTTAAGCGTCTGCTCCCACACGCCAACCATCAGATCCGGGTCAGCTTGCAGCGCGGACAACTGCCGTTTCTGCTCCCTTGTTTGCGGTGCCGGTAGATCAGGCCGCTTAGCCTCGACAATGTCCGCGACATCCTTGTGTGCGTCCTCCTCCTTAAATGCCGCCTCGAACACCTCCGGTGGGATCTCCTCCGGCGGCGTCTCATCAGCGGCAGCACCGTACGTCTCTACGTCGGACGGCTTAAGTGATGACGCTGGCTTGGCGTCCTCCAACTCGCCCCACGCTTTCAGATGCCGCAGCACACGGGGCACAGTCTCGCCGGACTCACGAGCGAACTCGCTGGCGCTGGTCTTACCGGAAACTTTACGTTCGTTAAGTTGCGCGGCGGTTGGTCGGCCGTTGTGCGGCTTCTCCACCGAGCAGGCGACGAGCAGCGCCAGCCTCACGTCCCTGCCTTGTTTGATCAGCGCGCCGAACTCGTGCGCGTTGTCTTGCCATGTGCGGGTCATACCTTCCTCCTCGGGTGGTGTCGTGTCGAGTACGACGGTAACAGAACCGGCCGACTAACGGAAGTGCGCTAACCCGTTGATGGGCACGCAGGCACCAGTGACGACAAGTTGGACGGGCTTACCGCGTAACCGGGGAACCACGCCCAAATGATCGGCGTGTTCGGCCCGTGAGTCCGCGTCCTGACCTTGTACCAATACGAATTGCCGTTCATCGAACTACCCAAAGTCCAGCAGCGGCCCATCATCCCCGTCACGGGGTACACGCCGTAATCGTCACCCTTGGACCAGCCGTAGAACACGTAACACGGGTCCGACGTCGGCCGGAGTCGAGCTGAGACTTTGGTCGTGATGTTCGCCAGCGAGTAGTAATTCCAGTCCCGGTCGTAGGCCAGACCGCGCGTGCCGCACCCGGCCGGACTGACACGAGTCAGATCACGGCCGACGCCGTGGCCCTTGGCTGTGTAGGCCGACGCGGGCGGGCCGGTGAACAGCGTTGCCACTAGGGCCAGCGTCAGAATGATTACCAGTTTCCTCATGATCGTTTCCTCTCGGGTGTCGGGTCGGATGCGACGCTATCACTCGTCTATCCCGACATCGTCAGGGATCTGCCACGCATCCCCGACGCGTTTCAGTACGTCCCCGATAGGCCGCTTGGGATGCTCAACTGGCGGCGGCGGCGCTTCACCGGCCGCAACCATGCCGCGTCGAGCTAGCAGCTCCGCTTTCCATGCCGGAAGATCATCCGGGTCCGCGTCAACCTGATCGGCCACCGTCCCGGCCGTCGTCAGTCGCGCCTCCCGAACTCGCTTGATCTCGGCGCGGATCTCAGCCGGTGAACAGAACGGCGACCGCTTGCAGATGCTCACCGCCGCCTCTGTGGCATCCCTGAAATCGAGATCCGCCAGCAGTAGATGCCACGCGTCGGGCGTGTACTCCTCCATCTTCTGTTGCGGGCACGCCGCGTACACCAGCTCGGTCACGGTCAACGATTCCTCGGGAGTCACACCAAAGCCTTTCTGTCGGAAGATGCCAGCATGTCTTGCGCGTCCCTGATCCGGGAACGGCGGCGGTTGATGATCGCGGCCTTGTCCGGCTGGCCGGGTCGGCGGGCGCGCAGTGCTTGCAAGCGCAGTTGCTCGTACTTGTCCCGCAACTTAGGCATCGATTGAATGTTGGCCCGCCAGAACTCGTCGTCCTGGCACCAGTCGATCGCTCGGTGTACTTGATCTTCGGTCCTGCCGTCGTTGTCGAGCATCAGCCGCGCCGCGTCCTGCCAGCGCTTGCCGATGGTTGGAGCCTTGGACCCGTTGCCGACGATGCGGTCCCGGAGGTGGGTGCACAGCCGGTTCACGTCCTGCCGGGTGGGAGCGACATCGGCTGATGGTGGGTCCGGCGATTCGTCGCCGGACGTAAAGCTCTTTGTCTTTACCACCGTCTTGGTAGGAGGAACATTATGCGTATACGCGTCATGTACATTATCTGATTCCGCAGCACCATTATGCGCTTCCTGATCATGGGACAAACCTCCATCGCTTGCACCCAGGTCCACACCGGCGTCAGCCCATACGATCCGATAGCTCAGCGTGCGGTCCCACACACCGTCCTCCTGCTCGGTCAGTGCCTCGATGTGACCTAACGTCCTGAGTCGTGTGAGAATCCGCTGTATCTGCGCAACCTTAAACCCGGTTTCGTTAGCCAACTCTTTTAGGTTGACCCGCCACCAGCCGTCGTGCACACCAGTGGCGGCGCACGGCCGATCAGGGTCCAGCCGGTAGGCAATACGTGTCAGCACTAAAGCCCCGTTGCCGTAGCCGTCCAGGTCGCGGATCAACTGCGCTCTTACCTGCATGTAGTCGTGTGCGCCGATCGACGCTCGGTTGATCATCACGAACTCTTGTTCAGGTAGGGCTTAAACAGCGCTAACCATTGCCGTTCCAGAGTGAACGCTGCGGCCCTGTCCGCGCATTGGTGCGCTTGCCAGCGAGAGAATCGCTTACCCGAGTTTTGATGACTGCGCATTCGATCTACGAACTGTGCCGTGCTACCCACGTAGCACGGCACGTTGTCGGGGTCGTACAGCAAGTAAACGACAGGGACGCCACCTCTAGGACGCGGTGCTCCGGTCGGCAAAGGGTAGTCGCCCTGCCATGAGTCAGCGTCCTGGCCGTTGGGTACGAACATTGCCGCGTACCGGAGCTGGTTCCCGCCAACCGGCATGTGCGCGTTCCAGCGTGTCGCGTGGCCGGTAACTGCGATGTGGCGATATTGCTCGTAGTGGTCGGCCAGATCCAAGATCCCGATCTTGCCAGCGTTAAACAGTCGGGCCAGCGCGAATAGATATTGTTCCTCGGCTTCGAGCTGTAATCCTTTGAGCTGGTCGCGCTTACGATTTAGGAACTCAATGTGTTGCAGTGACGCTGCACAGGCATCTACTGGCCCGTCATCGGCTGCGGTTGCTAGAGTGTGCACAGCTTCACCTACCCCTACTAGGTCGGAGTTAGACGGCGGCAACCTGTCCCAAGGTTCCGCCGTCGTCTTACGTTCGGACCTAGAACGTAGCAGCCTCACACGACGAATGCGCGTGAGGCTGCGTACGACTTTCTTAACCCGCTCTTAGCGGTTGAGCCAGTCCGGCCGGACTTCGGGGCAGTGATGCCGATCGTGCCCGCCGCCGTGCAATAGCTGGCCGCTGGCGAACTCGTGCGCCATGTGGCGGATCGACCGGCGCACAGCATGAGCACCCTCGATCCGGTACGTGCCACCGGGCACGATCTCGGCGTCGAGCATCGCGCCGCGTAGCTGAATGACCGGGTCGGCACAACTCGGGCACGGCACAACTGCCGGTCGCGTGAGTGTTGCGTTACGGTTCATGATTTCAGTGTAGAGCCAGGCACGACAGAACGTCCATTCGATTAACTGCCTGGCGGGTTCAGGTGATTGTCGGCCAGCAACACCCGCGCATGTGTCACCGAGATATGCAGCATTTCCGATATGGCTGTAGGGGTAAACCCCTCGACGGTCAACTCGGCGGCAGCGATGTGCAACTCCTGGCCCGTACATGTCACCGGGTCGCCTTTCTTGCGTCGCTCTATCGCGGTCTCGTCCACGATCGCCTCGTTGGCTTCCTTCGCTGCTATTTTCTGAGCAATAATCGCCTTACGTAACATGCTTTTCGGCAGCGTCTCATGGCACCGCATGCAGAACCGGCCAGGCTGATTCGGGTAGACGATGGTGTCAAGCACGTCTTGGATGATGTGTCCGCGCAGACACTTGCCGTCGTACCAGACGTCCACGAGCGGCACGGGATGCATTCCTATAGGCATGATGGACTACCCGAGTTTCGACGGATCGACCTTGATCGCCGCCATGATCTCTTCAATCGTGATGAACTTTGCCTCGACCCCGCCACCGGTGATCACGTCAACGGCGTCCATAGCGTGCTCGCCGTGTTTGTCGTTGAGTTGCTTGATCAACCCGCGCCGGATCTCCGAGTCTGGCTGCACCGTGCGAGCCTTCTCTGTGACCGGCTTGACCCTGTCGTTCAGGATCTCTCGCAGCTCGCGGATATTCACCTTGCGGATCGGGATCTCCTCGCCGCCCATGCGCTCAGTCAGCACGTCCCGCGCCTTGTCGCCGAACTTCTCCACGAACGCGATCACCAGCCCGTGCCACACGTTGCTCGTCAGTTTCATGTCCGGCCGGTCACCGCTGTACTCGACCCCCTCATCGAATTTGGCGATGAACTCCTCGAACGTGCCAGGCTCGGCCTTGGGCTTGTCGGCTGACTTGCTCGGCTCGGGTTGCACGACGTCGGCTCGGGTGTGATCGTCGTCCGGCACGCTGGTCATCGTGTATGTCTGCGGCTCAGGTGTGCCGTCCATCTGCTCCAACGCATCCGGGTCGAGATCCGTCCGCACAGTCTCGTCGCTGGCGATGCCCATTGCCAGTTGCGGGCTTGACGTCGGCGTGAACGACCACAGTCTGCGGACGGCTGTCTTGCGGCACATCGGCAGCTCAAATTTGCGCCACGGGTTGTCCGGCCCGCCGAATTTGTAGCCCGCCGAGTTGTCCCGTGCCTCCAGCGCGTCGTCATGGCCGATCGCCACCCAGCCGACGCCGGTAGAGCTGCGCGCAATGGCGTAGTGGATGATCGGCTCGCCACGCTTGCTGCGGTCCAAGATCGGAATGTGATGCAAGCGCTCATCCAGGCCGAATTGAACCTCATGTTCCTCGTTGGAGAAAATCGTGCGCGCCGTGATCGTGACGCCAGAGCGGGCACCCAACTCGACCATTCCCCGATAACCGATGATCCATTGAGCCTCAGTGACGCGCTTTCGCTTGGACTCGTAAGGCAAAATCCAACCTTGCCCAAGAGAGGCCACGTTGGGCCGCAGGTCGAGTTGCGCCGCTGTCATCAGCGCGCCGAGGAATGATTCCTGCGTGCATTCGATCAGCTTAGGCACGGTGCGAATGGCCGTGATGCCGTCCCGGATGAGTCGCTTGGCCTCATGCTCACCCGGCATCGCATCCCGAAACGCCGGGAGCATCGCCTTGACCAGTTCGACCCGTTCGTCGGTTTTGCGTTTCAGCAGTCCAACCTCTTTATTTTGCGGAGCCGACATACCCACAGCAGCTCTCGCTCGATCCGTACCCGTCATTGTCTAGCCTCTCTCCGGTTGGCCTCGGTGATACTTTTGCACTTGCGACACTGCCTACGCGCTCGCCAGAGATAGACATTCTGCGGGTCGCCGAATGAATGTCCACGGATGCATTCGGCTTTAAGTGCGGGTCCGCTCCCTCGTCCTTTAGCGCGCATATCGGCGAGGTTGTCAGTCTGTGTATCTGCAAGCAGATGGTCATCAGCCCAGCAGTCAGGCACGTCGCAGCGGTGCATGATCACTGGCGTGCCTGATGGGATGGGGCCATGCCGTTCGATCCACGCGACGCGATGCACAAGTTCAGAGCAGTGATCATGATCCGTGCTGATCCTTCCGTAACCACGCTTATCGTGTTTGCCGGTAAAGATGAGACATGGCGTTTCGAGCGGGCCTGGCTCACCAAAAGATCTGTCGTAGAGCCGGTCAAGAATTAGGCGCGGCTTAACACCCCGCTTCATGAGTCCATGCCCTTCAAGTTCCAGCTACGCCGGTAGCGCAGGCCGGTCGGGAGTAAACCCGCATTGTCGGCCACCATCTTTTCCACGTCGATCTCGGTGACGTATCGCTCGACTCGATACCGCTCGGCCAGCTCGGCGTTGGCCTTGACCCAGCCCTTGTTCGTACCGTCTATCACTCGTGATGCCCGCCACGTTGCGGCCAGCGTCCGGTCGGGCCATAACAGCTCCGTGCTTTCGCCGACCTGTGCTTGCAAATTGGCTTCGTCGTCAGCCAGTCGGGCTTTGAGTAGGTCGAGCACGCGCTTGCGGTTACGGATACGGTGCATCAGGTCGGCTTGCGAGCCGGTCAGCATGTGCTCTCGGCCTCGTTCGGGTTGCCCGTATTGCTGTTTGATGCCCTCGGCCGCTCGTCGGGTCGCGGTCGGCGGCACGTCCATGATCACATGCCGTCCCCAGAACTTGGCCGCAATCAACGCCATGTTGATCATGAGTTCCTCGTCGCGTTGCATCACGCGGTGAATGCTGCGATGCCGCGAGCCGTCCACCACGAAATGCACGTGATCCCGGCCTGTCGCGAATAGCTGCCATTGACCTTGGAACTGGAACGGCACCGGGATCTCCGGCGCGGTCAGATCGTCGCCCCACTCACGGTCATCGATCTGAGTCTTGGCCTCGATGATGCACCGGCCAGCGGGACACACGGACAGCCGGTCCAGGGTTGCCCCGGCGCGCTTGTACCGCTTGGATTGGATCAACCCGGCGCGGCGGATCTTGATCGGGAAGTCTGCGTAGCGGTTGAGCCAGTGCTGAATCGCCGCGTCCTCGTAGTCGAGCCCGTACGCCTGCTGGTCGTTGGTGTAGTCGATGGAGCGGCCCGTCTTGTCGAGCCACACCGTGTACGCGTCGCCGTAGGTGGACACGCCCAGCAACGCGGCCATGTCGCTCGCGCACATCATGTTCTGTCGCAGATCCAGCCATGTGCCTCGGTGCTCGGTAACTGAGGATGCCGGAAGGATCTGGCGACCGTGTGGCAGTTGCCAGGGATGGTCGGGTAGTTGCGGTGCGCTCATCGCGGGGCCTCTCTTGTCGGGGTGACTGAACGATTGCACGGGGGTGTGACAGTTCTCATTGTCGCATCCAGTGCGACACGAGCGCAATTCGTTGTTAGGGCAGTCCGTTAGTATCCGTAGCAGCCGGTCGTGCGGGTCCGGCTTCCCGTCCGCTCCGGGTGCTCCGGGTGTCCAGGGTGGACGGTGTGATCCCGCCGACTGGTCCGGTGCGCGGAGTCAGTCGGCGGGATCACTGCCGTTCGGGGAAGCCCTCAGATCAATTCTGCGGCGCTCGACTCTGTTGCCGCGCTAGTCACACGCGAGTGCTGGCGTTGCTCAGGGAGCCACTGAGTTGGCCGTCGCCATGTCGATCCTCGCGTGATCCATTGCCGAGTTCAGCAGCCGCAGCGCATTTGCGAGTGCCCTGCGCTATCTGATAGGCGTCATTCCATGCCTCCCAATAAACGTCCGCGTGATCTCGCAGGCGCAATTGCTCGGCAACGTCGCGGCCAGCAGCGGACAACTCGGCCCGCAGCCCCGCATCACGGACAAGTCGCGTCAGTTGTTCGTGCCATTGCTTGGCGCTGCCAGCCAGCAACCCAGCGCCCATGTCGTGCAGCCGTTTGTATTCAGCACGCGGGGACGCGACCCAAGGCACGCCGCACGCTGACATTTCGAGTGGCTTTAAATGAGACTTACGTGCGTTAAAGGTCGTATCGGCCAACGGAGCGATGCCGACTCCGATGGTGGCAACAGCGTCCGGCCAGCGCAGCAGCGACACCTTCCCGGCCGCTGGCGGATCGGCAGTCAGGCCGAACGCCTTGCCGACACCGATCGCGTCCTCACCGAACCCGAGAAACGACGCGCTCCTGTTCTCAGCCAGCACGCGGCGCAGCGCCGAGCCGACAATCTCCGGGTCATGCGGATGTGAATGCAGCACGGCAGGCCAGCCGATCATGGTCGAGTCGCGCCGCTCGTGACCGTAGTAATGATCGGCCAGATAGTTGGGCAGCACACGCCCCGGCTTGCCGTCGCGTGCGTAGCGATGCAACAACCCCGATGTCGAGACTGTGACCAGCGTGGCATCCCGGCATGCCCGCAACAGGTTCTCCCATGTGTGCGGCACCGGCTGAATCGCATTCAGCCGTTCCACCATCGCCGCTAGCTGTGGCCCGCGATAGCCCTGACGCAGCAGCGACTCTCGATGCATGTCCGGGTGAACCAGCAGCCACGCCGCATTGTCCGGGTCGATTGAGGACAGATCGTCATCCACATCAACCACGCAGGCCACGCCGCGTTCAGCCAGCAGCGCGGGCACTTGGCACAGCAGCCGATGCGTCGGCCGTTGCAGCACGATCACGTCGGTGCCGTCGGGCACGGTCACGTCCGTGACGACATCACCGGTTACTTCGATGGTGAGTTTGCCGTCGGCGATAACGACGTCATGACCTTGTGCCGCTAATGTCTGTCCAGGCCATATCAGCCTGTGATGTCCACACCCGTACGAATCGGCCGGATACAGCACTACGCGCACTATGACACCTTGGCTGGCGGCGTCGGCTTCCCGGCAGGCTTAACATCCGCTTTCACCGTCTCAGGCTTAGCCTCGGCCGTCTTGTGCTCGTGCGCCTCCAGAGCCTTGACCCGCTTCTCCAACGCGGCCAGCCGGTCGAGTGCGATTTCCAGATGAGACATGATCCATTCCCTTCGCTAAACAGCAGCTACATGCACCATTGAATATTCGTTCGTAGCGACCACTGTATTGACCGCCCCTCCCGATGACTGCTGACCGGCCACCGAGATCACGTCAGCCGCAGCGCACAACACCGGAATCATCGGACACAGCACATCAGCGGGACCGCTGCCGCCAACACCGTTGAACCCGGCCGTCACCTTGCTGCCGTTGATCCCGACACCGTTTTTCAGCAGGATCGCACTGTGCTGGCCCGCTGTCGCCGGTAGACAGAACAGGCCGGTTATGTTGTACACCCCGGCGACGGGTATGACGATGCCTGCCGTGGTCACCGTCATCCCTTGGCTCACGTCAGCCGTACCGGACCATGTGATGTTGGTGAACGAGCCAGCTCCCGCGTTCGGGATCGACTGCGTGGTGGTTTGCCGCATCATGGCGTAGAAGGTTGCGCGGGCACCTATCCATGTGGCGTCCACAGTGTCGCTGCCGAGCACGTAATGATCAGGACCGACAGACAGCAGTGTGACCGTGTCACCGATGACAGGAATGTATGAACTCAGGTACGGCAAATCCACATCGGTGGACGTGTCGCCGCCGATCTGCACCGTCACCGCTGGAGGCGAGCCAGCAACCAGCGCTGTGACCACAGCTCGACGGCGGTCAGCGTTCAGCGGGCGACTCTCGCTCGACATGTGATCACCTGCGCTCCGTCACTAGCTCGCATCCCTAGCGGGAAGGAGTCGGCTATCAGGTTCCAATCGATGCCCTGATCGGGGTCGGTCACCCGGATCACATCCCCAGATTCAAGCGCATAGTTCGGGATCACCGGCACGGTGAGAATGTCGGGGATGCCGAGCTGCCGTCTCAGGGAAGTTCTGGCAGCGAGCACACACTGAGTGTTGCTCGTCATCAGCGGCGAGGACTCGAACGCCACCCGCACACCGACACGGGCAGCGTAGGTCAACGACTCAGGGTTGTCATCCTGCGCGTAGCCACGGAACGGCGCGGACGGCGACATGGCCGACTCACATGTGAACACCACCGCGTTGATATAGGAACCCGCGTCCAGGGAACGGGTCGGCCGCATCATCGTTGACGCCTCACCGGGCGCGTAGATCATCACAGGGTCGTCGTCGGTGCTCGACTCGGCTTGCCCGACGAACGTCCCCATCGGATCGACATACAGTTGCCAGCCTGCGGCCAGCGCCAGGTTGTGCGCTGCATCCTGCACCGAGTCCTGCTCCGCGTAAAGCTGCGTGTGCGGCAACAGCAGATCGGTGTCGGGAATATTCACGGACACGTGCCCGACAGGGACACCTGAGTTGATGAACCGCAGCAAAGCCGTGTTGTACGGAGTACCGGTCAGCACCTTCGTGGCGATCGGGAATCGGTCAAGGAACCACATCCGGTCATAACCCGAGATCGACAGTTGCGGGTAAGTCCCCTCCACCTTCGTCACAACCAGAGTTGCCAGCGGCACGTACTCATATTCAGGCTGGCCCACTTGCTGATTCACGTCCCAATATTTCAGGCCGATCCACGGCCTGATCTCGGTGTCCATGTATGCGAACAGGTCGCCGACCTCATCCGGGAACAGTTGGCCGGACACGTCAAGGAAGTTGATCGTTCCCGAACGGCGCACCGACGTCCGGTCCACCTGAATCGACCCGCCGAGAGTCGAAACGACCGCGCCCGAATCGGGGTCCGTGATCGACGTGCCGTCAATGGTGGCGACCACTTGCCCGCCTTGCAGAATCTCGACGTAAGCCAACTGTGTGTGAGGCTTAGCCACCGACTCCAAATAGCGATCCGAAACTCCCCACATCAGGATGCCTGGCATTCGATATAGCTGAGCGTGTGCGTGTCGAACCGCATGTAGGGCTGAGTGCCGTCCGCGTCGCAGAACGTGAAATCGGTCATGTCCTCGGTGTACTGCCGGTCAGTCAGCATCACGTAGGACCGCCCACCCTGCGCCCATTGCAGGATCAGGATGTCGCCGGACGCAACCAGCGCATCCAGCCGCGCCAGTTGCGCCTCGTTGCTTGTGATGACAATGAGTTGCCCGTCCTCGCCGCCGACCCAGTCACGGATCTTCACCGGCCCGCCGTCCCTGCCGAGCGGGTGATAAACCTGCGCGTCCTCGACGCGAGCGAACGATGCCTGCCTGCGCCGGTTCACAGCCACATGCAACATGGGGTCAACCGCTGAACGCAGCATCGTCCGCGCCGGTGCAGGCAGCAGCATCGTCACGTACTGCGACGGTGCCGACCCCATGTTGTTGGCGTTGAAAATCCAGCCGTTCGTGGCCCGGTACAGCACCGGCCGTGCTGGCGGGCAGTCGAAGTCGGCAAAGTCGGCCTGCTCGCCGTTGCCGTACCCGAGCGGCAGAGTTGATGTCGCAGCCGCCTGCGAGAACCGGACCTGGCTCCACACCAGCGGCCCGCCCATCGCCGCCTTGCCGTCCACCGGCACCGTGCCCAGGCCCCAGCCAATCCGAGTCACGTACACATCAGCGGTGGCTGATGACCCGTCATTCGGGACAACACCGCGAGCTGCCGACACACCGGCCGGACATGTGGCTGAGATCGACACCCGTTGCGGTGTTGTGGTGAGTGTGACCTGAACGCCTGTCGATGTCGAGTTCACAGAGCCGTTGGCGTCATTCAGCCATTCGATCTTTGGCGTGCACGTGAACGTCCCCGATTGGACCCACGCCCAGAACGAGAAAATGTGGGCCTGACCAACTACCACCGGGAAATTCCAGTCAGTCTCCGGCACCGCATTAGACGTGCCGAGTCGTAGCGGGTTGTTTGCTGCCGCACGCGGCGTCCAATGCAGCAAGCCGCCAGGCGTGTCACCCGCAGCGGAGATCGCCTTGTTCATCCACAGCCATTCGCAGCCGTCCGTGGCAGTCGTCCAGCTAAACCCGGAGGCAGCCGACCGTAATTGCGTACCCGCCGACGCCACTTGCGGATGCGCCCAGTTATCAGCCGGACCCCTCGCGGTGGCAACACGCTCGCCGCGTTCCAGCACGAACGCTGTCGGGTCAGCAGTCAGCCCACCAAAAGTCCACACGGTGGACGAGCCCGCGTGGATGCTGACCTTGTCGATGCGGTGTATTTCCGCCGCGCCGCCCGTGGCGATCACCTTCGCAACCGGTATGGCCTGCACCGCGTTGCCCGGTGCGACAAGCGTGGCTGACGCCTGCGTGTAGACACCGGCCGATGCGCTGTCCGTGATGTTGGAACCGAATACGGTCGAGATCGTGCCGCCTGATGAGTTGATCCAGCGGATGCCGATCGCGCACGAGCGTGCCGACACTGCCGCATGGAAGGAGCACAGCGCGGTGTACGTGTCGCCGCCGCTCACTCTCGGCATGCCGAAAGTCGCGTCCACCGCACCCTTGGCCTGCATATCGCCCGATGCCGACGAGGACATCTGCAACGACTTGGTGCCGTCAGCCGCATCCGTCGAAGACGACGTCGGCGCGCCCATATTCACGTCAGCCGTCCACCCGCCGATACCGCCCTCGAACGAGGAATTGTCATACGTCAACTGGTTGACCGGAGAAAACACGTTCACCAGTGCTCGGCACTGCTGATCATCAGTCAGCGCGGCAGCCGTCACGGCCGGGGTGTACGGCGGCACCAACACATAAACAACTGTGAACGCGGACGACACTCCCCACGCCGAATACCAGTAGGCACCCTCCGGGCCATTCCAGTTCTTCCCGACCTTCACGTACGCCTTATAGGTGGTGCCGTTCTGCAAATCCGATGTCAACGCCCAACTAGCCTGCGCGCCCAGATGCGCGGCCGAATCGTAGACCGGAGTGTTCACGTCCGGGCTGAATCCTGGGATGCTGTAAACCGCTGAGCTGAACACCTTCACTTGCCACGCGGTCTGCAACTCTCCGTCAGTGTCGCTGTAAACCCATGACACAGTCGGTCGGGAGTTGTTGGAGAAGTTGGTGACCGTCGGCGCGGCGAGCGTCGGCTGGTTACGGACATCAACATCGATGTACTGCTCGTAGTTGCGGTAGAACGCGGCCCCGCCTGCGTTGTCCGCGAAGAACTGTGTGTAGCTGTCGAGCGCGTTGACTTCCGCCTCGGTCCATGCCCGCCCGCCAGGTGCCCGGTTCGATGTCGGCCCGAAAAAGGTGACGATCGTTGTTGAGCACAGCGACAGCGACAGTTTGGCAACAGGTGACCCGCCCAACTCGCTGTACAGAGCTGTGTACCCGTTGTGGCAGTGAGTGCTCCCCGTGCCTCGCGCTGCGCGCAGCCTCAACCGACACGTCTTCACCCGCTGCGTGGCTGTGAGTCCTGGCGACATGTTCGTAAACGACATCTTGAGGTACGCGTTGATCGCGGTGCCGATGACGTAGCTGGCATCAGAGTCATCCGATGTGGCGATCACAGCAGATGCGGCGCCGACAGCGGAGATCGATGCAATGGCAAGTTGCCCGAACGGTCTTAGCGTCTGAACAGGCATTTAACGCCTCGGTCCTTTGATCGCATTCACGTTCTGCTTCGCGCTCACCAGTCGCGCCAGTCCGTCGGTGTCAATCTGAATACCCATACCGGCTAGCGAGCGAGAGAACGACCTGACCAGCGACTCCTCCGTGATCACACTGCCACTGCCTGCCGAGCGCGGAGTGCTGCGTATCTGCTCCGCTGGCCCCGCTGGGATGATCATTTCGCCCTTGTGAACATATGCCATTTCCGTCTTCGGGATCGACCAAGCGCCTGTCTTGTAGCCCGACACTGGCGGATCGATTGCAAAGATCGAGCCGTACCGGGACCTGATATACCGAATACCTGCGGCGATGTTGGCTATCGGGTCGTTGATGTTCAGGCTCGTGCCCGGCAAGTGATAGGCGGCAAAGGTTGAGGGAATCGTCTGCATCAGACCTTGTGACGGGTGACCGGCCGCAGCGTTCGAGTCGGTGAGGTTGATCGCGTTCGGGTTACCCCCGGACTCGTAAGAGATCCGGCGCAACAATGGAGCGAACCAAGTACCTGGAGTGCCGGTCAGTTGAAGCGCCGCCTGCACCCACTGGCCGAGCGACCCGCTCGCCTTAACGAGCATCGAAGAAATATCCGGCCCGCCGATAGACAGAGCCCCGCCTGCCTGCTTAGCCCACCGGCCGAGGAACGCGGTCGCGCCACCGGCCTTGTTGACGATGCCCTTCAAGATCCCGGACATGATGTGTTTACCGGCGTCGATAGCCCACGACGGAGGCGACTTGATGCCGAGCGCACCGAGGATTTTCTTCGGCAGCGACCCGAACCAATTCTTGATGTTGTTCCACACAGACTTGATGCCATCCCACAAGTGATTCATGATCGCCGCGCCACGAGCTTCCAGGAACCCCATGCCGCCAGCGATCAGCCCCGCGATACCTCGGCCTAAGCGACCGAACCACTGGCCGATGCCGCGCCACGTCGCGGTGATGCCGTTCCACAGCGCGTTGAGCAACCGCTGACCAGCGTTGGTCAGATACACCGCGCCTGCCGTGATGAGGCTGCCGATAGCTCGACCGAGATTCCCGAACCATTGACCGACTCCGCGCCAGATTGCTGTTATGCCGTTCCATAAACCTTGGATCAAGCGCTGTCCGGCGTTGAGCAGCCATGACGCGGCGGCGGCGAAGAACCCGATGATTTTCCCGCCCATAGACGAGAGGAAGTTCAGCACAGCCTGCGAGGCGTTGATGATGGCATTTTTGATTGTGTTCCAATGGCTGATGATGAACAGCACCAGTAAAGCGATCGGCCCCATGATCACCGCAACTATCAGCCTCCAGTGATCCTTGACGAATGACCACACAGCGGTGAATATTTTCTTCGTCCAAGCCAGGATCGTGTTCCACTTCCAGATAATTAAGGCGACCAAGGCTATGACTCCGGCGATGACCCAAGCCACCGGACCCATAGCTATCACCCATGCCAGAGCGATACGCGCCGCCTGAATCAATGACTGAGTGCCCAACACGATCCATGCGCCGACCTGTACAGCAACCGACGCTATAGCCCCGGCGGCGGCTGTGACCCAGCCAGCGGCGATGACAGCCGCTCCAGCCACAGCTCGCGCCGCCGATGCTGCCCAACCGGCGATCATCGCGGCGAACGCTGCCGCCTGCGAAACGACCGTGTCGCCAGCGGCGGCACGCAACATGAACCAACCGATAACCTGCCGCCCTGCCGACACGAGTGCCGCCGCGCCGGTGCTGATCCAGCCGCCGATGATCACCGCGAACGCAATAGCGGATGCAGCCGCCGCCCGGTACGCACCACCCTGCGCGATCAGCCACGCGACTGACGAGCGGACCGCATTCACCATCGCCTCCGTGCCGTACAGCACCCAGAGAGCGATAGATTCCCCGAGACTGATAGCTGTGGTCACACCGAGGCTCACAATCGCAGGCAAGAGAACAGCGGTGATCACTCCGGCGAAAATGGCGAACGTCGTGCGGTGAGAATCAAAGAAATTGATGATCCCAGTAAGAGCGTCGGCGTAGATCCGTATGGCGTTGACCGTGATCAGCAGCGCTGCGCCGATGATCTGCGCAGCGACCTGAAATACCTTGCTGATCGTGGGCCAGTTGGTTTGCAGCCAATGAAAGATCGGTATAAGGATCTTGTTCCACCATGTGCTGAGGTAGTCACCGATAGCCTGGATCGCCGGGACGACATTCGCTTTCAACCGATCGAACACGCCCTTCATTGCGTCCAGATTGCCGGGTGTCAGCAGGCTCTTGCGAACGAACGCGAACGCGTCACCAACCGCATGCCCGAACGTACCCAGAGCAGGGATCACGTCACGGAGAATGATGTCAGCCGCGTCGGACAGCACCGGTAAAAGCTTCGTGCCGACCGCGATACCGGCCGTGATCACGACCTGTTTCAGTTGGCTCATCTTCTGGTTGAAGGTGGTCTGTTTGATCTCCCAGTCCTTGACGTTGCCGCCCGCTTCCGCTTGAGCGGATGAGATTGCTTTCACACTGGACTGGAACGTTTTCATGTTCTCGCCAGTCAAGTGCAGCGCCACTTGCAGCCCGGTCTGCCCGCCGGTCATTTTCGCCAACGCCGCCACGTATGTCAGCGCCGACGGCGAACCCGATTTCAGTAGATCGGAGAACCCGTGAGCACGGCTGTAGGACACCAGCCATTGCCGCGCCAGGTTGGCCTGCTCGAACGTCATCGAGCCGATGGACTTGCGATATTCATGGATCGAAAGCGTGCCGTCAGTGAGGCCCTTGGCTAGCTTCTGGACAGGCGCGGGCAGATTCTTGAACATTTCGTTTGCTTTACCGGCAGCGATAGTTGACGTATTCATCGCGTTAGTGATCGTCAAACCAGCCGGACCCATATGGTCAGTGATCGCCTTGGTGATCATCTGTAACGTGCCGGTCAAGCCGCGCTGACCTAAATGCTGAGCCACGTCTGTAGATGACAGGCCGAACGCTGCCATAGCTTTCGTTTCCTGCGCCGTCGGGTTAGCCAGTGACAGGATCGCGTGGTTCAGGTTTTGTGTCGCCTGCTGTGCGCTGATGCCCTGCGCTGTCATGGTGGCAATAGCGGCTGTCGTCTGCGCAAATGAGATCCCTATAGCCGCAGCGTTGGGCAGCACTGAGTGCAGGGATGAGGCCAGGTCGTCCATCGTCATCTTGCCCCGGCCGACGGCGGCAACCAGTTGGCTCATGACCGTTGCAGGCGGGCCAGCCTTGCTACCGAGATCGACCAGCGCGGTTGTCAACGCGTTGGCTACCACTCCTGTATCGGCCATGTCCACCTTGGCACCCTGCGCCGCCGCCTTCATGACGTCGAGCGCTTTCTGTCCGTGGAACCCGGCAGACTCGATCATGTACATGCCGCTAGCAAGTTGCGTGGTTGACGTGCCGGTGTCGCGTGCCAGTTTCAGAACGCCGTCGCTGACCATTTTCAGTGATCCGGCTTGCTCACCGGCAGCCGTTACCAGCCGTGTCATCTGCGTCTGGAATGTCCCGGCCAGCTTGACAACCTCGACACCGACACCGGTAAAGATCGCGGCAGGGATAAGAGACTTGCCGATCAGCGCGGTTTTGAACTTCGAGACGAACCCTTCACCACCGCGTCTGCCTGACGCTGCCGCACCGGCCGCTGCGCCGGTACCTAACTGCTCGCCGCCTGCCCGTGCGGCTGGCACTGCGCCGCGAAACCCGGCTGTGACACCCGCACGTGTCGCCGCAGAGAATGCCCGGAAGTCGGGCAAAATTTCGACATACGCGCGGTCAATAATTGTCACGGGCTAACCACCCCCATTCGGCATGGACGGATCAACGCCCACCGCTCGAAGAAAGGCTTGACTAGCGTCCTCATCGCCCAGCCACCATGCCGGAGCATCGGACGGAATCTCCGCGCTGCGCCGCTTGGCTCGGACACCGCCGAGGGTCCACTCAGAGACGTTCAGGTCGGCATCGAGTTGCTGTCGGTTCTGCATGGCCTCCTCCTGACTCTCCGCTTCTGGCTGCCGCTGCAAGAGCTGGTAGTAGAGGTAGTTCAGGAAGCGGTCGGCACTGATTCGGCGGAGGTCAACTCCTCGACCACTGCATTCGCCGTCGAGTTCTGCCCAGATTCCTGGCTGTCGGCACCATCCAAGGAGTTGGACGGTGCTTCGGTAGGGCGCAAACCGTATTGTTCCATGATCCACGGCATGAGCTTCTGCACCTGGTTGAGCGAGATCGGCGCTTCCTTGCTGGTCATCCGGGCCTGGAATGTGGCTGCCGATTCGTCCACTAGCACGAGGTTGAACAGGTCCACGAACATCTGTTTCATTTCGGGGCCGAGAGTGGTCGAGTCGATGGAGTCAGCGAGGCTGGCGAAGTCAAGCAGGGTGAGCACGGGGATATCAGGGACGCAATCGAACACATCAGGATGGATGCGGAATGCGATGCGGCGTTGCGGTTCCGTGAAGTCCATGATCTGGTCAGTGGCTTCGATGGTGGTTGTCATGCCGCCAAGCATTCCGCACTCAGCGCTGTCTGTTATCGCGTTGTTATAAAGCGATTCTCGTGCGGCTGAGCCTGTCTGTACCGTCAGCCGAATGCATGAGTAGTCGCGTCGCACTGACTACGACACGGGAGCACGGTAGCTGTACAGCCAGACTGTACGAGAGACGCTCTGAGCGATTCGGATCGATACAGAGTGAAGCTCGATTACCCAAACATCGCTGGTAGCGCGTCGCGCAGAAACGGCGTACCCCTCATGCCACGCGTCGAGCGCACAAAAACAGTCTTCCGATTTTTGCGTGCGATCAGCGGACCGCCAGGAGCGCTCACGCGTGGCGTGAACACGAGCACCCGTGCATTCTTGGGATAGATGCGTGCATGGCGCGGACCGTACAAGCCTGTTCCATCGTGGACCCACATGGCGTACTTCACATCGGTGCCGACCTCGCACACCAGGCCGCGCTCCGTGATCACCAGTGCCGCGTGAATCGAAGACCGCAGCCGCCCGTGATCAACGGGGCATTTCAACTTCGCCGCCGCCTCAACCTTGAGACCTCGCCGCAGCAAATCACGAGCCACCCCACCGCGCGGGTCACGCAGCATCCGCGCCACCGCCGCCACGTCTAGCTGATGTCGGATGCGAGGTACCGGACTCATCGCTGCATCGCCACCGTGAAGTTGACCTGAGTGCCGACGCATGCACCTTCGGGGCCGACAGGAACCATCTGGTTCACGATGTACTCCACGATCTGATCCGCCAGCACCAGTTCGGCCAGTTTGCAGCACGTGGCCGTCAACACCAACCATGCGTCACCCATGATCTGCTGAGCCGACGTGTCCAGTGCTGTCACGCTCGGCCCTTTACCTTGTGCGTCAACCGTCGGCGCGCACCGGATCAACTGGACAGTGAACTCCGATGCGAGAAACGCGCCCTGGCAGCTCGACTGTGGCGCGGTGGACTGAGTCGGGAAATCATCGGTGTAGTAGGTGCGCGCCAATGAGACCACCAACAGGCCGCACTGCTCGCAGCCGTCCCACGCGATAGCGCCAGGCACAACCCCGGACCGTCCGTTCCTCGCATCCCACACGCCCGCTGCCGCGAGATCCGACACGATCCGGGCCAGCACTGCCGACGCCACCGTGTAGGACGCGCCAGCGCCAGTCAGAAGCGTCATGACGTCGGCTTGAGTAGCTGCGCGACGGTATCGAACATGCCAGCGATGGTGTTTGTAATGGATTCCGAACTGGTCAACACCGTGAACATGTCATTGTTGTCGCTCGTCTTGGTGACGCTGTCTGTCCATTTGATGCCCGATAGAGCGATGTCACCCATCCAATAGGTGACGCTGCCGACCGCTGCCCCGCTGTGTCCGAATCTGACCTGAGAGATAGGTGCTCGAGTGTTGATGCCGGTCGCCGACACCGAGTTATCGACCACTTCCCTGTCTACGCCGTCAGGTGCGTTGTACTGCCGGACGTGCACGCCGCCAGCGACGGAATCGCCTACGCATTTCACTTCCAACTCGAAGAATGCGTTCAGCGGGATCGTGCCCACGCTCGTGCTTTGCGTGGCGCTGGCACTGTCGCGCACAACGATGTGACCCGTCGTGTCGATGCCGACCGACCCGCACACCGCACCGGCGCTGTCGAGGAACTGGACAACGTGCACCAATGTGCCAGGGTTGGCCGTGAAATACAGATACGTTCGCAGGTACACCGGGCTGACCGCGCCGGAAGTGAAAGCCTTATCCCACTGTGCGTACGCCTGCCCCGGTGTCGCGCCGAGCAGCACCTTGTAAGCATGCTGACCCGGCCCGCCGTCGTCATTCGGCGGAATGTGAGTCGAGTCGAATGTGAGCGTGCATGTGGCTGACATGAAGGTCGCATCCCACGGGTCACCGCTGGAGCCGAACCCCGCCGCGAGCGTGGTAGGCCCCGAGTTCGCATGGGTCGCAATGTTCCCGTCCACGCCCAGCCATGCGTCGTTAAACAGTATCGGCCGAGAAATCACCGCCCACGCGAACGCGTCAACCGCAAACCTGGGATTCTGCAAGATCGCCTCAGCTAAGGCGATGCGGCTTTCCTGTACGCCCGTACCTGTCACTGCGGGCGCACTAAAGGAAGCTAATGCCTGACTAACAGACGCGGCCTGTATTTGCTCGCGGAATTCCTCCTGGCCTACCGCCTGCTGATATTGCTCTGCAAGTGTCAGGATCATCAGGTACCCACCCGCCTAGCTAGATGTCCGTCCACCGAGTATGCCTTGGCGCGACTCGTCAACCCGTTGGGGTTGTAGGCGTGCAGGAACAGATCGCACATGCGCAGACCGAGCCTGCCTTTCTCGATGACGGCAGTCAGGTCAGGCAGTGTGATCGACACGCCTTGTCGTGCGAGGCTGGTCACGTTCGGCGGCAGTGAGCAGTCATCGCCGTGCATCGCCCGGATAAATTCGCAAGCAAGCTCCCCGATCGCACCGGCAGCGGACGCAGGCACGTCTTCTCCGTACAGCGCGGTCACGCTGAACGTGCCAGGCTGCGTGTCATCCAGCAAGAGATTCTGGCAGTACGGGAAAGGTGCACCGGACAGGCGTACCAGTTTGCGGTTGTCGTCCACTCGATAGGAGGAACCCGTGACGACTATCCCGTCCATCTTGACTTCGGTCACCGAGTTAACCGGCGCTGGCAGCATGACCTCGGACAGCGACGAGCATGAGCATGAGTCGCCGCACGAGGCGCATCCGGCACCGATGGTGCCCCAGCCGTACCAGCCGCCGCCGCCGGAGATCAGCGACCCCCAGCCGACACCAGGCATGGCGTCCCACACGTTGCCAGGGAACGACGTCGGTCGGCATGTGCGGCGACACGGCCGCAGCTTGACGGAGTTGGTGCCGAATCTCTGGCCGGACATGCTCCACAGAATCTCGGTTGCCGCCATGACGGCCCAGCCTGTGACCACGGGAGACTCGGACATCACGTCACAGGTCCACCGCACATTCCAGGGTGCGACCGGACCGAATGTTGCGCTCATGATTCAGCTCCTCAGATCGCGGGCACGAGGCCCACGGCAGCTCGGACCGAGAATAGAACCAGCCAACTCGCGAATCTTTGGACTGTGTTGCCAGCCCAAAACTCGGCCAGATAGTTGCCCGGAGTCGGGAACTCAGTGCCGGTCCATGTGTAGCCGACCATTCCGGTTGGCCCGTCGATGAGCGTGGCGTTGAACGTCGTAGGTGCGCCGTCGCGTTCGCGGACGATGAATTTGACGGTGTAGCCGGTGAGGGTCAGCGCGGCACCGTTGCTGTCCTGGTATTGATACAAGAGGGGCATCGGCCGTTCCCCGGTTACGAACGGACCGATGTTCTGATTCGGTTCAGTAATCTGAATCGTCATGTGCCGTCCTCCTCTCCGCTGATCATGCCACTACGACGCCCGGATATGATGCCGCTCGGCTCGCTCCCCGCACCTTGCAACACAGGCTCTCTGCCGTGTATCCGTATCCGCTGCGGCAGCAACAGCAGGTAGTTGTTGACACCTGGTGTCGGGATGGTGACAAGCACCGGGATGCGGACAGCGCCGACAGTCGAGCCTGCACCGGCAGTCGGGGTTGGGATGGTGACGATCACCGCGACGACAACTGCCGACACGTTCACACCGGCACCCACGGCCGGAGTCGGGATGCTGGTCGTGATCGGCGTGACGCTCTTGCTGACGTTCGCGCCGCCGCCGACAGTCGGCGCCGGGATGGTGACGATCGAGACGACGCTGGCTGGTCGAGTTGGCACGCTCACTGTCGGCGCCGCAATGGTGGTCGAGATCGCCACCACTGCCGCGTTGACGTTCGCGTTGCCGGACGTACTGACATTCGGTGTCGGGATGGTGGTTGCGACAGGAACGGCGACGGCCTGCACACCGGCTCCGGTCGCCACCGGCGGCGTCGGGATGGTTGTCGATATCGGGACAACTGTCGAGCTTGCGTTCGCGGCACTGCTGATCACCGGCGTCGAGATGGTGACCGCGCTGGCAACGACGGTGGCTGTGGCGGTCGCATTCGATATGGCGGTCACGCTCGGCGTCGGAATCGCCGTCGTGACAGCTACGGCAGTTGCGTTGATGTTGGCGTTACCGGCAGTGCTGACCGACGGCGTGGGGATCGTGACGACGATCGGCACAACGGTCGCGGCGACCGTGACTCCGATCGATACTGCCGGAGTCGGGATGCTGGCCGAGTTGGCGACCACAGCAGCGGTGATGCTCGCGTCGCTGCTGATCGTCGGCGTCGGCACGGCGACAGCTACAGCGACCTTGCCGGGCGTTGCGGTCGCGTTCGACGTGACGCTGACTGCCGGAGTCGGGATCGCTGTGGCAACAGCGACCACGCTGGCGCTGACGTTCGCGTTGCCTGCGGTACTGACCGAGGGTGTCGGGATGGTCACCGGCACTGTGACGACGCTGACGGTTACCGTGCTGCCGACGCTGATTTGAGGAGCTGGGATTTGCGTCGAGCATGCGACGACGGTGGCGCTGATTGCCGCGCTGGATGTGACGGTCGGTGTCGGGATCGTCGTAACGATGGGGACAACTGTCGCTGCTACGGTCTCGCTAGTTGCGACTGCTGGAGTCGGGATGGTTGTAACGACGGGAACGACCGTTGCCGTGGCGGTCGCGTTCGAGGCCGCGCTGATCGTCGGAGTCGGGATCGTAGTTGGTACGGCGACGACGGTTGCGGCTGCGTTCGCGGCGCTGGTCACGATAGGTGTCGGGACGGTAACCGTGACAGCGACTACCGTGGCTGGGACCGTGGCGTTGCTGGTGACGCTGACTGCTGGTGTCGGGACCGTGACGGCTGTCGCCACAACAGCGGCGCTGGCTGTGGCGTCAGACTGTGTGGTGACTGGCGAGATTATGCGGGTCGGCTGACGGTCCTGATCAGCCTGTCGAGGCGTGCCGTAACGGATGAGCCTAGCCATTAGACGTCTCCTCCGCTCCTATACCGGCAGTCCGCTTTATTCCTTCCACACGAAATACGTCTGTACAGCCTGACCTGTGCCGTTTTCTACCAGTATCCCGATCCCGTTCGAAGCGACAGCAGGGACGGACAATCCGTCACCTGGGAATGTCCACACGACTCCTGATCCGATTGCAGCACCGAGCACCGTCCGATACCCGAGATCGCTGGTCGTAGGTGCCGTGCTGGAATACGTGTTCTTCAACAAGGCGAGTGAAGCCACGTCCTCCTGCTCCAGCGCGGCTGAGGTTAAAGTGGACCCCGGAGTGCCAGCCGTAGTCAGCCTGCACAGCTTCAACGCGACCGCCGTGGCTGTGGTATTGAAAATCCCAATCTCGACAATCTTGGGTCTCACTGTGGTCCCGCCGACAAGCGCGCAAAGCGGCAACGTAGTACTGCCAGCAGTGGTCAAGCCTCCTGCTACATATCTCGACATGATGCCTCTCCTAGTATCGGTACGGTGCCATTATCAATTCTGGCAGTTGCGCAGCAACCGCTGCACTCTCTACCTCGACACCCAGCAGACGCGGCTGCTGCCCGGTAGGCGCGGTCAGGCCGCACGTTTGAGATCCGGCACTAGCAGCATTCTGATACGCGTAGTAGGCGACATAGCTCGCGGTGGACTTGTCATGTATCCCGGTCTCCGTCGCGCTCGAACGGTAAGCACGCGAGCCTGGTGCGATCGCGTTGAAGTCACAATCAAGCCAACTGACAGTGCTGTTCGCGGCCTGCGTCGTTATGGTGCCGCTCGGAGCTGAACCGCCAGCAGCGTTCATCGTGGCCGGGGTGCCTAACTGCGCCCCGGTGTACGCCTCGGTGATGGAGGAGTGCCACCCGTTGCTGCCGGACCACGCGACCGTAACGGACATCGAGCCTGGCGAGCCGGACACGACGCACCACCACAGCCCAGCCCAGCCCTCACCGACCACTGCCGATGTGATTCCGGTAAAGGTTTGCCCGCCACCAGTTGGAGTGCCGCCAATAGTGGCAATCTTCTCTGACGCGGCCTTGACGATAATGATGTCCCCGTTGGCCGGGGTGAACGCAGGCGAAACAGTGGAGACGGTGCTAGAAGCAGCCGACCCTTGCACAGCCGGGGAGTTGTAAGGCGTCGGCCCTGGCATTAGCTGTCACCTTCACCCTCCTACGGACTCGGAACGGTGCTGCCGTCCGGGTGCTTGTTACCCGTCCAGGCCGTGATCGTGCCCGGAGCTGCCGAATAGGCATCCCCGTACACCGCACCGGCGAACACGTTGTCTGTGACCGATACGGCTGAGCATTCGTTGCGGAAGGTGTACGCGCCGCCCTGCAAGTAGTTGTTCTTGACGATCTCGCCAGTCTGCAACGTGCAAGGAATAACCTGCCAGAATACTGCCGCCGTCACGGTGCCCGACGTTGCCACTACAACCCGGTTGCTGTCATAGGTGATGTTGTTGCCGCCCTGGCTGAACAGCCCGTCACCGTGGCACGTGGACGAACCGCACTGAGCACCGTCGGTCGCGTAAATCTCGCTGTGCTGAATCAGGGAGCCACCGGCCGGGTCGAGGCCCTGCGGGAAGCCAGAGAAATTGGAGCGATTGACCAGCATGGGTCGAGTCGAGTTCGTCGTCACCGCGCCGATGTCGCTGCCGCCGTTGTATGTAGTGCCTGAGCGCAACGTGGAATCGGTAACGCTCAGCGTGGCCCCGGCCGTGCCGTTGGCGCACTGCGCGTACACGTCATGCCAGGTGCTCGACGGTGCCCATTCGATGATCGACTGAGTGACGTTGAGATTGCCGCAGCCCGTCCAGTAGATGCCGCCCTTGACCCATGCGTGGTCGAGACTCAGATTCGCCTGATCGCATCGCAAGTATTTGTAGGTGGCGTTCCAGCTCGTGCACCCGGCCGGGATGACGCCGTTGGCCTGGGAGTACACGGTCAGCGCAGACGTGGCACCGAGATAACCGGTGGTTCCAGCGTCCGGGTAGGTGCTCGGTGGGGGCGGTGGGGGCGTGGTCGTGGTCGGTGCCGTCGTGGTCGGGGTCGCGGTCACCGTCACCGTGTTAGTTACGGTGTTGGTCACGGTCGCTGTAGCCGTCGTGGTCACGGTTTCTGTGGTTGTCGGCCCGGTCACGGTCGTTGTCGGGCCTGGCGCGGTGGTCGTGGCCTGAGCCAGCGTGCACGTGATCGTCTCAGTGAGCGCCACGGTGTCGCTGTTGCGCGTGCACGTGTCCGATGATGTGGCCGCACCGGATCGTGTCGCGTTGAACGCGATTAGCCCTACAACGAGCAGAGCCGTTGCGATCAATACCGCCAGACGCTTTCTGCTCCAAATACGTAACGAAATCATAATGCGACAGTCCCTAACTTATGGTGTGATGTCCATTGCAAATACGCCGAGCGCATCCCATGTGATTGCGAATGTCCCAGCAACGGTCGAAAAATCCGCCCCGAACGTGACGGCTACCAACATCGCGTCAACCTGCGGAGCGGGCGCGGTCAGCGAGTCGGCATACATGATGCATCCGCGTGCGTTGGTAAGCGTCGTCGTAGCCACAGACACGTCCGTCATGTCATACATGATGGAACCGGCAGGGGACTCTGAGAACGTCGGCGCAACCGATGTGGCACCCGCTGCGGCGGCAGAGAACAGCACCCCACCGGCAGCCCAGCCGGTGCCGGAAACCTCGGACGTGTTGGCCCAGATCGGGGACGCGGCCGAGAAGTTGATCGGCGCGGTGCCGTCCGTCAACGCGTTGGAGTGCAGTGCAATCTTGTTCGTCAGCGACTTGAACGGACCTGTACCAGCCGTCGCTGCCGTGCCGCCAGTGAGCGCAACAAGGGTCAGCAAGTCAGTAATCGTCGTGATGTACAACCCGCTCTTAGTCCACGCCATGACTACATCCTCACTAGCTTCATCTTGATTGCCTGCGGTGTGACATTGACGTCTTGCCGTTGACTGACACCCGCACCCTGCGCACCGTGCTCAGTGACCGTGCCCTCATCGGTCGTAACCGACTTGAACGGCAGACCCGACTCCTCGTGTGCCCGCCCTTCGGCAGACACGCGAGGCTTCGACCGGTGGCTGATGACACCGATCGAAAGCATCCGGTCCCTGAATTCGTTACTCATCACACGTCCCTTATGTCAGCAGAGTGAATCCGACAGAGGCAGCCGGTGGCGCGTTGGTGGTCAGGTTCCACAGCCAGTGATCCGCCGTGGTAGAGACACCGCCAGCGCCGACAGGCAGCCAGCTTGTGCCCGAACCGGGGCCGTCACTCCACTGAGCCGATGCCGCCGACGTCTCGCACATGAACTGCAACACCGACTTGGCGTTCTCCACCGTGTAGCCGTTCACGCGAGCATTCAGGCAGTGCGGCCACGCGTTGTAGATGTACTGCTGTAGGCCACCCGCCGAGCACGCGCCGGAACCGGCGACGCGCTGCCACACTTCCATCGAGAAATGAGACGTCGTCACGCCCTCCATCAACGCGAAGCCGGTGCCGGACACGGGAGCCGTCGTGGTCAACTCACGCGCCGACAGCACAAGCGGAGTCATGTCCGGGTCCACCGAGCACAGGTCCACCGTGAGCTGCATCCTCTTGAAGATCGGCGCGTCTTTCTGGTTGACGCACAGCAGCCCGTCGGCCGTGCGCTCGAAGAACTCGGTGCCGTCCTCGTATTGCGGGGACTGGTCAACTTTCGTGAACGAGTTGGTTACGATCACACGACCAGACGCGCCGGTGATCGGGATACCACACGCGTCCACCTGGACGATGCGGATAACGGTGCCCTTGATCGGGACTCCGGCGGTTGATGCCATGACACAACTCCCTTTTTACGTTGCCTTCGGCACGCCGAGTCCGACAGACCCAGCGAAATGGCAGCAGTCCCAACCGAGCAAGTACCGCCGCTCGGCGATCATTTTGATGGTGTTCTTCTGTTTGTCCATAGCCTGCGCACCGCTGGCCCGGACCTTAACCGCACCGCGATAGCACATGATGTTCCCGGTGGCGTAAATCCAGCACTGGTCAGGTGTCCGCACTGCTCCGGCCGGGGACGTGCCTGGATACCCGGCACCAACCGAGACCTTGTTGCCGTTGGCGGTATACATCCGCGCGCCCTTGGTCTTGATCAGGCCGTACGCGTCGAAGGACGGCAACGCCACTTGCGGGATGTGGATCACGCCAACGCCGTTGTAGCAGTCGGCCAGCGCGCCTTCCAGCGCCCCGAGCACTTCCGATGTGCTGGAGAACAGGTTCGGCGAACCTCCAGCGGCACCGGTTACGACCACTGCCGCCGTTTGCAGCAGGATCGAGTTCTGCGCCGTGCCGCCCGTTACCGGCGCGTCAAGAATCTGCGCGTTCGCTGCCAAGTGGGGGAACACTATCGGCTGACCACCGGCGACACCTGTCCAGAAGGAACGCTCAACCTGCCATGTTTCGCTCGACGCGAACGCGGCACGAGCCTGCATGTCCGCTTCCTCGTTGCCGACCGCCGAGCAGTCGAATTCCACGAACACCGAGAATGCGGTAGCTCCGCGTGGTGCGAGGCTGACCGTGTTCTGGAACGCTGGCGGCGACGGTGCATTACCGGTGCCGGTGACCGCTAGACATTCGTCATACGTCGAGCTCGGAGTGGCACAGTTCGGCTGGTAGGTGATGCCGTTCTGCCAATGCTGATCGTTGGCGACCGGGAAATCGACAACGCTCAGCAAGCCGTACGGGAGGGGTGTGTACAGCGGCGGGTCAACAATCTGCCTTCCACCTGACATCGCCGCTCACCCCCTCCGCACATCTGTCTGCCCGTGCCCTGATCACGTCAGGATTAGATGTTCGCGCCGAGAGCAACGGCACCAGACGCGGCACCGTTCACGGTGAAGCTGATCGTGTAGCGACGGGATTCGTGTCCGACCTTGGCGACCAGGTGGCACTCCTCGGCCCATGCGGCGGTGAAGTCGTTCTCCGCATTCAGCACCGAGTCGCGGACCACACCGAGATCCAGAGTGAGCCCGTTGCCCTTGATGAACGTGCCTGCCGCGTAGACCAGGAAGTCGGCCTGCGTCGGCCATAGGGTCATGTTCGCGGACGGGAAGCCGAACAGGCCGCTAGTGCGAACCTGCCAGTCGTTGACCCACTGGACACGCAAGTTGCGGTCAGCGAACCAGCCGTTGATCTGCGCCTGAGTGACGGACAACATTTCGACGTTGGTGCGCCACGCCAGATCAGCGGTGATCACGTCGGCCACCCAGAACGGAGCGATGACTTCCAGCACGTCGGCGTCGCACATGGCGAACTTGGCCCGGTAGTCCGTCGCGGCGAGATCCAGACCGGAAAGGATCTGGTTGTACGCCGGTCGTGTCGCGCCGCCGCCGGTGATCGCAATGGCGGCAGTGGACAGGGTGACCATCTGGCCGATGATGCGCGCGTTCTGCGCGTGCGACCACGCGGAGTTCAGCAACCGCAGCGTGTTCGCGGTCGCCTCCGGGTACGCGTCGTCGGTCAAGTTACCGGCCGTCATGGTGATGCCGTAGCACTCCAACCGGGCCTCGTTGAAGCCTGGGCACGGGACGCGCATCGTGGGCTTGTTCGGGCTACCCGTCACGGTGGCGATGTCGTCAGTCTCAGTCCACACCCACGGCATGGACGCGGAGCTGAACGTGGTGCCGAACCCTGCAAGATTCTGGTTGGCCGACGCGCCAACCTGATACACCGCGTCAGCCAGCGACGGGGACGTGGGGAACCTGATGCCGCCGCGGGTCACACCGAATGTCGGAAGGTCCACTAGGCCGTCCTGGCATGCGATGTTGAAGAAGTCGTATCGAATCTGGGACGGGGCACACCAGCCACCACCGGCAACGAGCGCTTCCTGGTTGGCTTTGGTGGTCAGATGCCGGAACAGCTCCTCGATCTGCGCCGGGGGAGTTCGATCGTCCACGGTGTGTTCGTATTCGTTGCGGATCTGAGCTACCAGAACCTCTCGGCCGGTGCCGTCACGGGTGGCCGGGATCGACCGGGCGGTTTTCTGGAACGCGCCCACAACGTCGGACAGGCTGGTCATTTCCTGGTTGCGTGCCACGCCGGGAATGTCAACGCCTGCCGTGACCGCCAGCCGGTTCGCTGATGCGGTGACCGCTGGCGGAGCTACCCGCTGCGCTGCGGACAGCGACGCGGTTGCCCGCTCGGTGACCTGTGCGAGATCCCCGCCGAGCCGGGAACGGCCCTTGTCGCCCATGACGGCGAACAGCGCGGCAGTCGCACCACGCGTGGCAGCGGCGGCAATGGCCTCGACGTCCACTCCGGTCTGAGTCTGCGCAGCCTCAGCAACCTCAGCCTGTGTCGGGCCGTGCACGCGGGCCTCCAGGTGAGCCTGCTGATCTACCAGGCTGGCCTGCGCACGAGTGGCAGCTTCCTGCGCCCTCGCATTACGGCCCGCGATGTCGGCCCGGATCGAGTCGATGTTGTCCGTGAGTTGCATCTGGTACTGCACCGTGGCTGGAGTCACTTCCTCGATGCCGCGCACGCGGTCGAATTCGGTCACTGCCGTGGTCTCCAGCGTCGCGATGTCCGCATCAGACAGGAGGGTGAGATCGGCTGGCAGTTCAAAAGGCGTTACATCTGTCATGGTCGTTACTCCCCTAGGAACGTAGCCGTGAGGCGGCATTGAAGGGAATGTAACAATCATGGACGGCAACTGACCACTACTTTGACGGCAAGTTTTGGGCAACTCTCGCCAGGTGTCGCAGTCCGTTCTACAGGCTCGGCACATAGCAAAGCCCCGCGCGAACGTGGCCTGATCGATTGCTCGACGTTCCAGGGATGGCGCGGGGCTGTGCGTGTCAGAGTTTAGCGGCTGGTCCCGACGGGCTCGGGTGCAGGAGCAGGCGGCGGCTCTGCTGGAGCGGCAGGCTGCTGAATTACCGGCTTGTTACAATTGCACATAATGTCCTAATCCTTTCCGTGAACCCTAGCGGCCAACTGGCTGGACAGCAACCGCAAGGCCCTCTGGTCGAGTTCAGCGTCGGTCGGCTGCGAGGTATGAACCGACACCAAACCGGACGCGATCATAGCTTCGATTTTACCGGACGCAGAAACATACGTCCGAACGCGAGGCACCTGGAACCCTGACACGTTGACCGTCAGCATGCCAACAAGCCGGAGTTGCCCGCCGATCATCCGCCAGTCCGGCGACACCTGTCCAGAGGCCCGCAACGCCTGCACCCGTGCGGCCTGAGCCGACGGCCGGATAGCACCGGCAACCCAGATCCCGGCTTTGCAGTTCCCGGTGACGATGTCAGCAACTACTGCCTCGGTATTGTCGTAATGCTCGGCTGCGCGCTGCCACGATCCGATCGTCAGTGACGCGTGCCCGATCCCGGCCGTGATCTGCCCGACCGCCACACTCGTCCCGTCATCGCACGACTGACTGCCGGTCAAGTAGTAGGAGTGGAAGTCTTCACGCGGTGGCAGAATGCACTCTCCCTGATATCCCAGGTGACAGACACCCCATTCGGTTGCCAGGCCGTAGACCTGACCGGAATCAGTGACCGTGATCGGCGTGGGCACCTTGATCTCAGGATCATTGAACCAGTCCCTCTTCGGCCGATACGTGTCGTGCCAGGCATGGGCGACAAGCGCATGCTGCGGCTCAAACGGTGGCTGCTTCTGTCCGGCCGCTTCCAGGTGTGCAGCCAGATGGTTGTAGACCGCTTCCTTCTCATGCTCAGGGATGCGCGAGCCATGCACGGCGTTGATCACTGCCGTGCATGCCGAAATGTTTGCCGGTCCCGGCACGCCGGTGTCGCTGATCTCGTGATGCAAGAATCGGCATTCATCCCGCTTGACGTAATCGTTCGCGTCGTCGGTGTCCACGAACGCATACGCGGCACGTGCCGCCGCTGGACTCGTGTTGGCCGCGAGTCGCGCTTCCTGAGCCGCCCCGTCCCATGCCTCGCTGGACAACTCGGACTCATGGACCGACACGGCAGCTCGGACGATCAGTGCGGCTGCGGCTACGACCGTCCCCCCGTCCGCACCATCGATCGTGTGCAGGGTCGCCTCGACGTAGGCAGGGATGTCGCACAGTGTCGCGGCCCGCATCCGTGCCGAGTGAAAGATGATCTTTTTGGGGGATGCGAACAGCAGCGAGATAATGTCGCCGTCGTCCTCGGATTCGTTGTCCTCGTCGTCCCACACGTACTCGACATCAGCGTCCGTGATGTCATCAGCGTTGATCGAGACTCCGTTGAGCATCTGATCGCCCATCCGCCGCTGCGCCTCGGCGGCGTCGGCGTGAGTGTCGAACCGGCCCTCGCCGTAGATCAGCGCACCGTCGCGCCACACCCGATCGATCCGGCCGACCGCGACGGTCACGTCGTGGTCGCCGCCATGACTGGATTCTTTCTGCCATTGCAACGGCATCGTCACTGTGGCGGTGTCAACCCAACTCAGCGAGTCGGTGGCGAACTCCCGGCCGTCTCCGGTGGGGGTGCCTTCGACCACGAGCACGCCACGCCATTGAGTGGTGGCGCTGTCGGCTGTGAACGTCTCCGCGTCTCCGCTCATGCCGGACATCATGGGAGCGAACGTCTCCACCGTCTCAGTCTCGCTCGCGTTGTCTTTGAGTCGCTTGTCCTTTTTGGTGCCCTCGTTGGGCTTCCCTCCAAGCACCGCGCTGTCCGTGGTGGTCATGTCGTCTCCTCATCAGATGGGCTCAAAATATCAGGCGCAAGCGAAATATCGGTGGCCTGATCACCGAACGCGACCCGTACACGGTCGAACATGATTGGCCCGACTCGTTTCAACGCCTCCGACAACAGGTCTAGGTCGGTCGAATATGCCAAGCAGCAATGAGGCGACCAAGGCTCATGCTGCAAGGGAAGCGCCTCGAACATGTCGGCAGAATCGATCACGTGACGGGCCTCATCGAACGCATCGGTCAGGTACCCGGTCGGGCCGTCCCCGACATTAAGCACCAGCGCCGGGGTGTCGCTGATCGGATTCCAGATCGCCACACCGAACCCGCTGGCCTCGATCACACCGTAGCCGCTGAACAGAGACTCGGCGTTAGCGACGACCGACTGCCTCGCCGTGTCATCCCAGGTTGCCGCATCACCGAGGAACAGCAGCGTCAGATGCAACTCGTCGCGGGGCTCGCCGCCGTCGAGCGCCAGCCGGTCAAGATCGATATCAGCCGGGATGAGTGCGATCATCGCCCCAGTGTGTGCGGGTACGGCTGCAATCAGCGCGGCCGACGCCGTCTCGCCCTCTGAGTCAATGGCGGCATCGCCGACTTGATCGTCAGGGATATCGAACTGTAGCGTACAGCGACAATTAATCGTATTTGCGGGCGAACCACCCGCATCGTGCGGTCTGGACATGGCTTCACCGCCGACCTCGAAGTTGTCATTCAGATCCACCGTCTGACCGCTGGCTTCCAGATGCCACGGCCGAGTCCGTGGACCCCCAGTGGACAGCCATGTCTTAGTCGCCGGAACATTGAGCGCCTGCATCTGACTCAACGCTCCCGCGTTTGCCGCTCCGTTGACTTCCGTCCTGGCGATAACCTCAGCTCGCGGCATGGACAGGCCTGTGGCCGAGTTGATCGCCCGCGCCATATCGGCAATGCCGGACCCGGCCTGCAACTCGTCCAGCAGAGCGCCGCGTGCATGCTCCCAGATTTCGTTGCCGATGTTGACCAGCCGGTTGCGGGCTTCCTGTAAATACTGCTCGACGGCCGGGTTGGTCACGCGTGGAATATCGAACGCAACGCCAGCCAGACCAGGCGGCATGCCAGGGTCGGTCAGGCCAGTGTCGAGCGGGTCACTGAGAGGGTCAGCGAGAGGATCGACTGACGCGATCAGTCCCGGATTCAACGCCCTGACGATCGGCACGGCGACGTCATTGACACCCTGCCAGTAGGCGTGAGCCACAACCGGCAACAGTCGCGCATCGACACGCTTATCCCACACTGTGCGGATCGAGCCGAGATCATCAACGCTCACGCTCCGGCTCAATCCGCTTGTCACGCTGCGGAGTGTTCCTCGGATCTCGGCGGTGACCCGCACGGTGATGTCGTCGCCTAGCTGATCGAGCGCGGACAGGCTTGGGCCGTTGACGCGCATGGCTCACCGCACGACCGGACTCAGCGTCGGCAGCATGTTCACTACCGCCGCGTCGGTCATGCGCGTACCGATGCGGGGTGAGCCGTCCGGTGCGAGATAGCACTGGTAGGCACCGGGGCTGCCGGGTCGAGCTTTGATGAAGTCACCCCAGGTGCCGGTGTTCACCGGGCATTGGAACAGGTGAGCCTGGCATTCAGCCGGGTGCAGCAGCTCGTACCCGCCGTTGCTCAACGGGGAGATACGGATTGCGTGCGGCAGTCGTGCCTGCTTCAAGAGTTGGACGGTGTGTGCTTCGCTGCCTGGTCCAGGCTTGCCGTCAGGTGGCGGGACAGGCTGTTCGGGTGGCGTATTGGTCGGTGACGGCTCCGGCTCTGCACCTGAAACGGCCGGTGCGTCCGTCGGGATCGTTCGCGTAGTGCCGATCGGTACCTCGACGTAGACGCCGGTCAGTTCCTTCAACGCGGCGAACGCGGTGGCCGGGTCTGTGGAGAGTTTCAGCAGGATCATCCTGATCAGCTCGTCGTTGGACGGCTTGTCATCCTCATCGAACCCGATCTCGCGCCGCAACGCTTCACCGGATATTTCGCCCAGGCCGTAGGCGGTGACCGCCTTGTCGGAACGGTCGGGGCGGATGGTGATTTCGCTCGCGTCGTACCAGACGACGATGTCCTCGATGCTTTCTCCGGCCGCGAGGAGACGCGGATGGAGGTAGCCCTCGGTCAACGCCTGGCAGATCAGTTCCGTGTCGGGTGCCAGGTATCGCTTGAATGATGTTTCCTCGATCAGCCAGCCGGACCAATGGTTGATGTCGGCCATGCCGAGCAGTGATTCCGGGGGGACGTCCAAGTCCATTGCTAGCCGCTTGTCGGCAGCCTCCCGCTTCTCGATGATCTTCTGATCGAGTTTCATCGTGAAATCGATGTGTTGCACCTTGTCCACGTATTCCGCCGCGATGCGGATCGGCATGGGCACCACGGCCGACGCTGAGCCGGGGGTGCTGATCGCTTCCGCCGCGATCTCGATCCATTCGGCGACGAACGGGTCGGCCGCGTCCTGGAATTCTTCTCGCACAGGGAAGGTGACTTCGTTCGGCAGTACGAGCAGGCCCGCCGATGCGATGCGGGAAAGATACTGGCTGACGATGTGCCGGTTCGCCAGCTCAAGCTCGCGCATGGTGGATCGTGCGGCGCGTGCTGAGGAGTCGGCGATGTGGAAGAACCGCTTGTGGGGTCGCCACACCCGGACCACGAGGGATTCAGCGGACAGGGACCGCCAGCGGATGGTGTTGCCCGCCGACCGCTCATCCACTACCTGATACGGCGACACCGCATTCTCAGCCGTTCCGTAGCGACTGGCGGCGGTCGGCCGATACCGGACCTCGTCGGTGGAGCGGGCGGTCCACACGTTCCGCCCGTCGGCCAGGGTCTCTCCGATGATGAATCCTTCACCGGGGACCGAGAGATACACGGCGAGGTTGGACATGATGCCGGATTGGGCACCGGCTGATAGTTCGGAGATCAGGTCAGCGGCGGGGCCGACGTCGAGAATGGTCGGCTCGTCTTGACCGGCGTCCTTTTTCGCGGCACGGAGCCGAACGCGGGACAGCATGTCCGCTTTCCACATGACGGCGTTGCGGAACATGCCGAGCGAATCCCAGTAGCCCCACGCTTCCCGCTGCCATTCCTGCTCATCGGGTAGCAGTTTGGAACGGTATGGGTCGGTGGCTGATTGCTGGCTGACGATGGTCGCGGCAGCTACTAGTCCGGCAGACGACTGTTTCGGTGTGGGCGCGAGCCAGGACAGCAGCCTTAGTGCCATTGCCGCGCCTCCCAAACGTTACGGTTTGTAGCGCAGCATATCTACCGGGAGTCGATTTTGCCGCGTCGTCTTCGCGGCTAGATCCAACGCCGGGGTAATCCCTGAGTGCCGCCGCCTCGGTCCCAGTGCCAGTTATAGGTCACTTCTGGCAAGTGAACGATCTTGGCATTCTGCGCCACGCAGTCCATCGTGAATCGCTCGTCTTCCCCGCCGACGATCGGCCACTCCTCATCAGGTGGCGTGAACCGTACCGCCTGCGCCAGCTCGGTTCTCACCATCACCCCGGACATGCTGCCGGTGATGTGGGGCTCGGCGTTGTCGAACGGCTTGCCGAAATACGGCAGTGGGTCCGGGCCGCGAATGTAGGTCAGGTCATACCAGCCGTATACGTAGTCCGCGTCGGTGTCCTCGGCGCAGGCTAGTAGTCGTTCGATGTGCTGCGGCTTGTGCTCGTCGTCGTCGTCCAAGAACGCAACCCACGTGGTACGCACACCGGCCAGCGCCCGATTGCGGGTGTCCCATGCACCGATGTGAAACAGATCCACAGCGACAGACACACCGTCAACCCGGTGGGTCTGCTCCCACACCGAATCGAGCGCCCGCCACAGCAAGTCTCGACGCGGCGGGATGGTTGGAATAGCGACCGTCACGTCGCGTTTCATCAGCCGAGGCGGTCCACGAGTACAGCGGCGGCTCCCCACACGGCCAGCCAGATCAACACCGGCAGCGGTAGGCCCCGGATCAGCCAGGTACCACCCACCAACCCGAGGGAGATCCAGCCGGAGGAGCACCAGTGACAGGACACCAACTCACCGATAGCCCAGTGATTGCCGTTGGGCCGGTCCGGTCGCAGCCCCACGATCTTGTCCCGTGTCCACTGGACGGGCGGGAAATCGTCCTTGACTGTCAGCCGCGTTAAGCGAGCTGACCCAACCGATAATACAATCAGTAGTAGCCAGAGTGTCATTCTCCCACCACTCTCAATATCCCCAACTCGTGCGGACATACGCCGCCATTGATATGCCGCCCGAAATTACAGTTAGCGCACAACACCCGGAATCCTGCCGGGTAGCCGCGTTTACGTAGCCAGCCAGCGAGACGCACGCCATTAGTTTCGCGTCGATGAGCCGCGCCGTTGCTCTCAATGTGATCTAGTTGCAGAAACGCTCGCTCAGTCTCGCCGCAGCAACAGCAGAACCCGCCATACGCGTCAATGGCTGCCTGCTGATCCGCTCTCGCCCACGATGCGTTCTGCTCTCGACGTCGTTCACGATTGAGTTCTCGGAGTTCTCGTTCCCGAGGTTTGTACGCCTCGTTATATGCCTTGACGTGCTCCCGATGCTTAGCTCCCCAAACCCTATGCCGCTCTCGGTACAACTCTCGGTGAGCTTGGCGGTACGCTCTCATGCACGTTTTACATTGACTGCACAGGCCGTCTTTCTTACCCTTGCTGCGCCAGAACTCATCGTCGGGCTTGCTTACCTTGCAACCCGTACAACGCCTCATGCCCGCTCCGGCCAGTGCCAGGTGCCGCCGGGTGAATCCTCCGGCATCGAATGGCCGATGTGCTGATTGAGGAAGATGCCTTGCGGGTTCATCACGGCCAGCCCTACTCGGTGCTCGTCGTCGTCGGCGTCCACTTCGGTCACGATCGCGGCGCGGCATTGCTGCGTGTACTCGCCGCCCGGTGTGCCGTAGCTGACGTAGTGAACGATGCGGCCCACGGTCGGTTGCTCAGTCATGGCGCGACCTCCGGCGCGGCGTGCTCGCCAGGCTCGTCAGGCGGCACCCCCAGTAGCGGCGTGCTCGAATGAGTGTGTGGTGCGATGTAGCCAGCGACAGCGGCGCCGAGTGCGGAAATGACCAGCAACACCAGACCGGCCACAGGAGTAGGCACCGCAGCGACCGCGTCGGCAACATCAGCAGCGTCACCCGACGCGCCCCACACGGACACGCCAAGCAGCCACAGACCGAACGTGCCGAGCACGGCACCAGCACCAGACCCGGCCGTGGCAGCAACGACCTTCGTCTCGATCGCGCTCATGCTGGCCCCACAGGGTCAAGAGTGACGTTGCCAGTGTATTTCTGTGCGGGCAGTGCGGCAGCAATGGCGGTGACAAGCGCTGCCAGTTGCGCATCTGAGAGGGAGAGGTTTACAACGGGAGGGTCTGCCTTGATCGCAGCCACGATCTCAGCCGTCGTCGGAAAGTCCAATGCGTTGACGGCAGCTACCGTGTCAGTACCAGCCTTGGTCGCTGCCTTTGTCGCGTTGTTCCCGGCAGCCGTAGCCGAGTTGCCTGCATTCACCGCGTTCTGCGCGATAGTGCGCAACGGCGGATCACTGGTCACCACGGCGTATCGGATATCCGATACCCACTGTCTCGTATCTTGCAGGAATTGATGTTCCTCGGGTGTCATGTCGTCTCCTGTCGAGCTGTTGGCATAAGGGGAATCGGCGGGCCAGTGAGCATGCAACGCGCTCACGTCGGTGATCACGTTGCGATCTGTCGAGTATCCGGGAATGTAGTTGCCGACTTGCTGCCAGATGCAGATGTCGGGTGAACTGGCCGACCAGCCGGGGAAAGCCGTCGATGCGGACAGCCAGCACTTCTGATCGATGATCCGATTGGCCCGCAGGTACTTGGCGAGATCTCCTTGCCCGTAGAACGAGATCAGATAGCGGCCCGCGTTGATGTCCTGAATGCCCCGGAACGCGTCAGCCACCGCGCCGTAACTCGACGTGGGCACGTTGACGTCCACGCTGAACGGGAACCAGATGGTGCCGTCGGCCGGGAACTCGCAGCGGATCGCGCCCTCAATACCGATCCGCGCCGCAGCTTGTCCAGCCGAACGGTTGGAGACTAGTTCCCACAGGCCGCGCTCGTAATTGGGCCAGGCACCCAGCCCAGCGGCGCGCAGCGCGTTGACATGCGATGCCGATTGGGCATATTGACCGGAGACGTAGACGTTGGAAGCGATGATGCCAGCAGCTTTGAGCACGCTCGGTGGCGGCGGGAACGCGTGATCAGATGCGAACAGAGGACCAGCCATGCCTGAACCTTATCGTCTAGCTATTTCATCACCGACGTACTGATGACTGACTGTGCCGCGTCTGCGAAACACGGCGGCAGCGAACAGCCACAGCCGCCACCATAGACAGATCACGACGAACCCGAACGCGAGCAGCCGCAGCCATTGAAACGTCACCGAGCGGGGATTAACGAAGTGGCTCAAGGTTGACAGGTCGAGCACGAGCGCAATGGAGATCATGTACATCATCAAGTGCTTGCCGATCGCGGTCCTCCGCCACGGCACGCGCGTGTATGCCAACGGCGCCAGGTTGGCTGGGACACAAGCCACGTACAGCATCCATGTCCCTATCGTGATCAACGTCGGGTTCATTCCTGACCGTCTCTCCCGCTGAGAACCTGGACCAGATCCTCAGCGATGTAGTTACGTTCGATTCGTCGCGTGAGTTTCTGAACAAGTGCTTTGACCTCAGACGCTTCATTGTGTGTTTGGGCCAGAAGTTTCTTCGCCTCATTGTGTGTTTCGGTGTGCTTGGCTTGCTGTTGACGTCCGCGTCGCCAGTTCAGCACCCTAATCACCGCCTAACTCGCTCCTGCCGTGCTTGGCCCGTACCGCCTGGTCAACAGCCTCGAACGTCTTCTGTGCAGCCAGCGCGGTCGGCAGGATAACCTGCTGGAACTGTGAGCGGTTCTCTAGGGCGAGGCTACGCCACAGGTCACGGTCAGCTTTAACTTCCTCGTAAGTGCTGCGCTGCACCCAATCTCGCAGTACGGAGCGAGGCCACCACCGTCCGGTGAAGATCATCAGTACGGCGATTGTGACCAGGCCGCCGGCTCCGATGGGTGCGGCCAGGCTCCACTGAATCATCAGCGAGTAGCGATCAGGATGGTCACACCGACCGACACCATCAGGATCACGGTGCCGATGATTGACAAGAGCTGCGCCGTGTCCAGCCGCCGCGCGTTGGTGTTGTCCACGCCACCGGCCCGGTATTGCTCGATCGTGGTCAGTCGATCCTTCAAGTCAGCGATCTGCGCGGCCAGCGCGTCGGTCGTTGACTTGAACAACTCGGCCAGTTTGTTGATCGTTTCGCCGGTGGCGACCTCGGATTTATTGATCGCCAGCGTGTTGGACTTGTTCTGCTCGGAGCTGGCTTCCTTCTGCGCGGCAAATGCCGCGTCTACAGCAACCTTGTTGTCTCGCGCCTCCCGTTCCTGGCGGGTGTCGCGCTCAGCGAATTGGGTGCCGACGGAATGGAACTTCTCATCCGACAGCTCCCGCAGATGGGTGATCTCTTTCTGAATGTCGGTCGGAGTCCGGTTCACGGTCTCATTCAGCAGTCGAGTGGCAGTGTCGATGCCACGCAGCCGTTCGCGGATCACGTCGAGCTGGCCGTCCACGTAATCCCGTTCTGCCTGCACCGACCGGATCAGTTGCTCGGTCGTGAGCACGGTCGGATCTGGTACTGGGGGTCTTTCAACACTGGTCATGATCACCCTCCCCTTAATTCACAGGAAGCGTATATGACCGCAAGCGAATTCTAGGCGGCGAGCCAATCCTGATTGACGATGTATGACGTCCAGTCCGACGGCTTGACCCGGCGACCGTCAGCCAGCGACGGCGACGGCTGATGCAACGCCCGATAGAGGAACGCGAACAGCGACGAGCACACCACATGACCCGGCACCCCGGCTCCGTGCCAGTTGGACGCGAACAGCGACGGCAGGCCGAGCGCGTCCATCCCGTCGGCGGCGATGCCGACCCAGTCGTATTTGGTGCCGATCGTCTGCACCATGTTGTGCGCTAGCGCGTCCGACACCGGGTCGGTGAGCGGCTGATAGATGTTGGACATCATCAGTTTGGAGTTGAAATATCGGCGCATGTCCACCCAGCCGACGCCGCCTGGTCTGCCCTCAATGCCCCACGGGACACCGTCGGTCCAGTGATGGAACCCGGCGACGTGATTGCCGAGATTGGGCTTGTCTCGCAGACAGGCACCCCAGCGGATCATGCGGCCTGAGAACCCGGCCGAGCGGACGACGAACACGTGCCCTGGTTTGAGCTGTTCATACATCGGCAGTAGGTCCACCATCGCAGCCACTCCTATCGCCAGATTTTGTGCCGCACAATCAGACTGACATGACTTTGATCAATGCCGAACGCGTCCGCGATGACATATTGCGTCTCTGCGCCTGTCGCATAGCGGCGTCGGATCTCGTCAACTTGCTCGCGTGTGAGTTTTGCATATCCGTTGCTCTCGCCGGGGAAACTATTGCGGGCATCCCGACCACGGGCGTGGCGGTCAGCGACATTCTCTTGCTGCGTTCCCTCGTACAGATGTCCCGGCGCAGTGGAGATACACACCGGATTGTCGCAGTGATGATTGGCTTGATAGCCAGGACGCGGCAGTCGGCCCAGGTGGTCGATCAAGGCCACCTGATGAGCGAACGTGAATTGCCTGCCGAACCGCCACGCCTTCTGCCGGGCATATCCGTCACAGTTACGAGTGCCAGGGGCTTCGATGCATGCCGATGTCATTACCAGTTCTCCGGCTGGCCGCTCGTGTTGCGGTCATGATGTCTCCAGTACCAAGACTGCTCCGGTAGATGCACAATCCGGGCACCCGCTGCAACACAGCCTAATTCAAACCGCCAGTCCTCACCTCCGGCGATATCACCCTCAGCCGGTGGCGTGAATCCAACAGCCTGCGCCAGCTCGGTCCGGCACAGCACCGTCATGGTGGTGTGGTGCGGGTTGGACGGGTCGAACACCTTGCCGAAATGGCCCAGCACATCCCACGATCGGGACGTGTCCCAGTAGGAGAACACGTAGTCGGCCACCATCTTGTGGGCGCAACCCAGCAGCCGTTCCAAGTGCTGCGGGTAGAACTCGTCATCGTCATCCAGGAAGGCCACCCACGGGGTGATCACCGGATCGAGTGCCCGTTGCCGGGTCGCCCAGGCCCCGTCATGGTCACGGTCAACAGCTATCGAGATCGCGGCCGGTAGATGCGACTGCCGCAACGCACTGGACACAGCCAGAGGGAGCAGAGTGTCGGCTCGCGGCGGGATGGTAGGGATCACCACCGTCACCGCATCGTCGTCCATAGTGCCGATCCTCAGCAATTGAGCGCTGGCTTCCGCCGCGAGGCTTGTCATGAGTACAGCGCTCCGCGCGCCTTGGACACGGCCCGCTGCAACTCTTCCGCCTCGTCCGGGTAGCGGTAAGGCACGCCGTGGAACACGAGGTTGATCGTGCCGATACGTACACCGTTCTCCTCGGATACGCCTGCGACATATTCGGCGACCCATGACAGGTCCATCGGCCCAAGTGGCGGCAGTGGCCTGATCGGTGGCGGGACGAAATATTCAGGCATTGCCTGCTCCGAACGCAACATAGTCATGGTCCCCATCAGCGAGGTACGGGTGGCAGCGCCACAGATCGATCACGCGGGCACCCGGTTTCAACGTGCCCCGGAGATCCAGGCCGACCAGCGGCAGCGCGAGCACGACGATGTCAGCCTCAGCCTCATGAGCCTCGACCAAATTACCTCGCGCCAGCTCGTACGCGAGCCGGTCGCCGAACGAGTCGATCCTGTACCCGGTGCCCGTCTTGTAGGAGCGGCCCAGCACGGCGAACGTCTTACCGGCCAGCTCGGTGAACGTCAACCCGCCGAGCGCCAAATGCCGGACCCAGGCCAGATGCTCCTCGTTCATCGCGTGAGTGACCGCGCCGAGCGAACCACCGGCAGCAGCGTAGGCATGCCCGTCACGCGGCAGACACGGCCCGCCGAACCCGGCACCAGGAGTCATGGCCTTGTGACCGATCAAGGACTGAGCCGTCAACGCGGCTACCACGTCGTCGGCGTTGGCACCGCGCTCATGACACATACGCCCGATCTGATTGGCGAAATTGATCTTCAACGTGGCGAACACATTAGTTGCCAGCTTGGCGATCTCAGCCGACTCATAGGACATGATCATCGGCCGCGACTTCGGAGCCACCTTGCGCAGAATCGCCGACACCACGTTCGCCGCGATCGGATTCTCATCCCCGATGATCTGCACTTCCGCCGCCCGCAAATCCTGGATCACACTGCCCAATGCGATCAAGGTAGGGCAGTAGATCAAGACCTGTTTCAACGAACGGGCCAACGGCAGCAGCGTGTCCCGGCACGCACCCGGCGAGACCGTGGACACCACACCCACGATGCACCGCTCCACCGTCCGACTAGGACCGAGATCCTTCATGGCCTGCTCGACATAGTCAGTGACGAACTTCCCCTCCAGCGACGGTGTCGGCACGACGATGAACACCACGTCGGCGTGCTCCAGCATGTCCCGAGGCCGCGTCAACAGCAACGCATCAGGCAGGAAAGAATCCGCATACGGCTCCTGGAGACGCGTCCGGCCCACCTTCACTTCCTCTCGCACTGCCGGGTCGCTGTCCCATGCCAACACGTCCGCATCAGATGCGGCCAGAGTGAGCGCGAACGGCAGACCAAGTTTTCCGAGCCCGAGAACTCCGACGATGGGCCTACTCAACAGCTTGTCTCCTATCTTCATCGCGGGTATCTCAAGGGGTACCCGTAGATCAAAGGCACGTCATAAGACATCGGCAGCGGCTTGCCTATTGGACTCTCCCACAACTTCATGATCTCAATGCCCAGTGTCGTCTCGGTACACCAGTGAGGCCCGCAGCAAATCGACACAGGACATTCGTCCAGAACACAAAACGGCTCAGTTGGATCAAGCGCCATGAATCGCTCAGTCATGACGGCGTAGATGCTCTCTCTTGAAACGCTGGCGTTCATTCTTACATGTCCGGCATGACCGCCAGCCGCGCTTGTCAACGCTAGTGTTTCTCTCATCGAATTGATGTCCACGCAGACAGTGTGTTCTACGTTCATTCCCGTTCGTTCGATGACGCCCCTTAGTCAGGCAGTCGTGCATATTGTCAGTTTGCGTGCCGAGCCATAGATGATCATCGGCCCAGCACGGCGGGTTGTCACAGCGGTGTAGGACGTGGGGAGTCTCAGGCGGGATTGGGCCATGCCGTTCGATCCACGCGAGGCGGTGGACAAGATAAGTCTTGCCCTTGATTCTGACTTGCCCATAGCCGTCCTGGGTCGTTGTACATCTGTCCCATACGAGGCACGGCGTGTCGAGCGGGCCACTCTGCTCGTGAGACGTCAGCAGCAGTCGGTCAGCCGAGTTCGTGGAGTCGGTCTGCACCGCGACCTCCCGTGTTTCCTTTGGCCCCGGATTCAGCGGGCCTTATCGAGTACCGCCAAGTCTTGATGCCGCAAGCATGATAGAACCTCGCCCCTGCATCCAACATGCGGATCAGCGCCAGGTAGTCTTCGCATTCGCCGCTGAACGGCACGCGCATGCTGTACGGCTGAGGGAACCCGCCAGCCTTCCGAATCGTCGCCGTCCTCACCAGATACGTGACAGGCACGAAATTGCCGACCCTGCGCAGCCATAGCGCTTGTTTCGGCCCGAACGGAATATTGATCGGCTCAGCCACCAACTTGCCGTTGTCGTCACAGCAGGCCAGCGGGTCACGCCCACCGATGATCTCCGGGTAACTGAACACCATGTCCGCGCCTGTCCGGTTCGCTGCCTTGACGAGCACTCGCAGATGGTTCGGCTTGAATTCGTCGTCGTCGTCAAGAAAGGCAACCCAATCCGTCGTTACTCGCTCCAAGGCTTTGTTGCGCGTGGTCGCCGCACCCTCCCGCTCCGTGTCGAGTTGGACGACGATGTCGCCGGGTGGCGCCTGCTGATTGCGGACCGAGTCCAGCGCTAATTCGAGCAAGGTCTCCCGGCCGGGAATCGTCGGAATCAGCACGGTCACATCGGATGCGCGGATCATCGAACGGTTCGGTCAATCAATACGTACGGGGCAACCTCATTGGACTGCCCCGGCAGCTCCCGCAGCACCATGCCGTGCGACTGCGCCAGTTCGCTCAACTCGCCCAGGTCCACTTCATCCACGATGCCGGACCACGGCAGCCCCTGGCTCACTCGGTTGGTTATCAGTTTCCGCTCTTGATCGTTCACGTGTCCTCCTCGGAGTCGAGCCGTTGCCATTCCCAGTCGGCGAACGGCGCGTGTAGCCGGTAGCGGCCGGGTGTCATCCCTGCGCCGTAGTAGCCAGCGTGTTTGCCAGCAGCGCAATCGAGTAGCGCGTTATCAATGCGCTCCCGCAGCGGGTGTTTCACGGAGTAGCCGTCACCAGCGATAGTGACAAGGTGCTCCGTCTCAGGCTCGTTCAAAATCTTCTGTGCGGCGTCCGGGTCGGGGCAGGCCGGGTCACTACACATGATCTTGATGCCGTGCGCGGTGTAAAGCGTCTCGCCGCAGCCGAGCGGACAGTATCCGGCAATTTTCATGCCACTCACTCGATTCGATAATCAGCAGTACCGGCCCAGGCGGTCACTGTGCCGGTTACGGTGCGATAGGCAGCGGTCATGTGGACTGATAGGCGGCGGCAATGATATTCACCGAACCATTGCCGTGCCTGTCTGTCGGCGTCTGCTAATGCAGAGACTCGGTCGGACCCAACGCATTGCACGGTCAGATACTCCAGTGAATCAATTATCAGTGTCATCCTCGATCTCCGCTCGTGCGTTCAGCCACGGTGTGCCCTGTGCCCGGAGTTGCCGCAACCACGCGAACAGCGCGCCGGAATGATCTTCCAGTGCCTCGTCGCGTATCCACGCCAGCGTCATCAGACATGTTTCGCAGACGAACTCGGTGCGAAACTCGATCGCATTGTGTACCAGCACCGCCGAGTGCGACCACGGCGCGCACGTCTCACCCTTGACCATGAGCGGACTGAGTCAGGTCGCTCAGCTCGGCCACCCGAAATCGCACGGTGGTCCGGTGCTTGACCGGGTCGTAGTCGGCCTCGACGGCGACGGCGAACGCCTGATAGTTCAGCGGTCCCATCACCGCACCGATCACGGTTTCTCGGACGTCGCCCCGGTACTTGGCGTTTCCAGGCAGTAACGCTGTCATGCGGGCTATCTCCCTTGCGGTCGTGTGCGGTACGACACTACCGCTTCATGCGTAACGTTGCTGCTAAGTAGCGGCGATTCGGCGTCAGATACGTCACCGACTCCACATCGAACCACTCACCGAATCGCTCAACCAGCCGAGCCTCGTCATACCAATCCGCCCACATGCCAACCTCATCGAACGCACGCAGGAACGTCTCACGCATCGGATCATCCGTCACATCATGCGGCGGCTCCGTACCGGTGTACAGCCGCCACCCTTCATCGGAATACACCATCAGGCGAACCTCACCCAGCGATTGGAGCAGCCCCGCGAATCGTTGCATCGTAGGGATCGGCTGGCGGATATGGTGCAGCACTCCGGCGCAATGCACCACGTCCACATCCTTGGGCAAGCGGCTGCTGTAGCTCTCAGGCATGACGGTGCTTCCGGCCGGTTCGTAGCCGTACAGCCGCAGCACCCGCTCAGCTAGTCGCACGTTGGACTCAACGATGTCGGCCAGCCAAACCTCATTGCCAGCCTTGGCGTATTGCAGCGCCTCGACGCCGATCCCGCAGCCATAGTCGAGTACGTGGGCGTCACGGGTGACATCGAGCTTCAACGCGGACCGCCACAATCCTTCGTGATTGCGCCACCCGGTGTAGCGGGTGACCTCCAGCGTGTCGATCACATTCCGCAGCGCGACATCGTCCAGTTGCAGCAACTCCGCCGACGACACGTAGCCAACATCATCTACTGGGATTCTGACCCATTCACGCACGGCGACATGGTCGGTCAGAATCAATGACTTCTCTGGGTCCATCCGGTACATGATCAGGTCTCCCTGGCGGGCTTGCCGCCCTTGCCGATGATCTCTAGATGGGGGAGCGGGAAGATCAGTTTGCCGCCTGAGTTCAGATAGCGTTTCTCCCGCTCGATGATTTGCGACCGAAACCACCACGGCCCAATTAACATATAGGCCGGTTTACGGTCACGCGCCTCAGCCTCGCTGATGATCGGCACGCCGACCGCCGAGAACATCTTGCCCACCTTGTCAGGGTTGCGCTCCACCGCGAACCGGCAGTCAAGCTCATCTACCTGTGCGGCCTGCCAGATCACGGCACCACGCGTGGATGCGGCGTACAGGTAGCACTCTTGATTCCGACGGTTGATGCGGTCTAGCAGCGCACGCAGCTTGGATAACTCGGCATATGCGCGTCGCCCGAACTCTTGATAAGTGTGAGGCTCGTTCAGCTTGGCGACCCGTTCCAGCTTCAATTGCGCATCCACGCTGCTGTTCGGGTGGAACCATGCGTCCTTGCTGGCGACCACAGTGCGGAACGAGCCGCCGTTGATGTCTGACGTCTGCACATCCAGCACTTGCATGCCGTGTCGGTCCAGCAGGTTCACCAGCGCGGCCAGCGACCAGTAGGTGATGTGCTCGTGGCAGATGTTGTCCAGCGAGTTGGCTTCCAGCATCGCCTTGACATAGTTCTGCTGAATGACCCAGATCCCGTTCGGTGCCAACACCTTGGCGACTTGAGTAACGAACTCGCCCGGATCGTCCACGTCGTAGAACATGCTGATCGATGTGACGACATCAAACCGGGTGTCAGTCACGGCCGGGATCACGTCCCGCTCGTAGGTCATCACAGCCTGCTCGGAGAAATAGTCCGAGATCACGCGGTCGGCGTGCTTCAAAGCCAGCTCGCCGAACTTCTCCACCGGATCGATGCCGACACGATAGATGCGCTGCGGCACGAACGAAAGCAACGTGCCGTCATTGGACGCGATGTCAAGCCAGTTGGTCGCGTTCGGCTTCCAGGACAATGCCTGAATCACCGCCGATTCCAGATCCTTGACGATGCCCTCGTTCACACCGCTATAGAACCCGTAGTCATCCCGGTACAGCAGCTCGCGTGGTGCCGTCTCGCTCAACTGCACCAGATGACAATGCATGCATATCTGTAGGCACAGCGGAAACTTCGGTGGCTTGGAGTCGTCATCCCGGAATGCTGAGAGGTACTGATCTCCCAGATCCAACAGGTCGATGAGCATATCTGACCCGCAAGCCCTGCACACAGTTCCCATCAGTGCCGCCAGTAGTCGAGTAGGCCGGTGAGCATCGTGTCGAGATCAATTTCCGGCTCCCAGCCGGTGGCATCGTGCAGTTTCTTGGTTGATGCGGTGAAGTTGTTACCCGGTGCCTTCCTGTGAAGGTGCTCGTCCAGCTTGGTCGGCACCGTCACTCCCGCCAATTCGATCATGCGGTTGACGTAGGCCTGCATCGTCCACGTCCGGCCGCGTGCCACGTTGTAGATTCCCGGCTCCAAGTCGATCGCCAGCCGGTAGGCACGCACCACGTCCCGCACGTCACTGAAATCGCGGTAGGCGTCCAGGTTGCCGTGCGTGAACACCGGCTCCCGGCCTGCCGCGACATCGGCGATGCGGCGGGCGAACGCGGGCAACGCGTACGTGGATGACTGGGCCGCGCCGGTGTGATTGAACGCCCGCGTGATCACCACGTGCATGCCGTACTGCCACGAGTAGGCCAGCCCGAACGCGGTGGCACCGGCCTTGGACGCGCCGTAGGGTGTCGTCGGCCGGGTCGGCGAATCTTCCGTGATCAGTGCGTGGCTGTAGCCGTACTCCTCCGACGTGCCAGCCAGCAGCACCCGCGCATGACTGCCCAACTGGCGTACAGCTTCCAGCACGTTGACCGTGCCGAGCACGTTGACGTCCACCGTCCGCAGCGGGTCGGACACCGACTCGGCCACGTACGCCTGCGCCGCCAGGTGAAACAAGAGATCAGGCTGGTACAGATCGACCGCCGCCCGCACGTCTTCATACGAGCGAATGTCCCGCCCGTCGGTCAGGTCGAACCCGTGGCAGTGAACACCCTCAGCGGTCAGCAAGGCGACGAGCTGCCGACCGGCGAACCCTGCGTGCCCGGTTATGAGCGCCGTGGTCATATCTGTAGGTATTCCAGCCAGTCGTCCACGCGTTGCGCGTGGGCTTTCACGATGTCGGCCAGGCTGTAGATCTCGTTCACAATGTCGGAGTCGTTAGACACAGGGATCATCTGACCGGCATCGGCAATACCTGATGGGAGTGGCTGCTTGATAGTGGCGAGTGCTGGACGGAGTCGGCCTGCCAGTGTCTCCAATTGCGACCCGTGCTGTTCGATCACCACGGCGAGATCTCGCAGCGCAGTCTCCAACCGACCACCGTGAGCAGTTGTGAGACTTGGGTCGTGCTTGATCGTTTCCTGTGCTTCCCTCATGATGCAATTCCTTTCCTAGATCAGATCCATGCAGGCAGTGACCCGATGGTGTCCATAAGATCGCTCAGGAACTTCTCGGCCTGAGCCTGAGTCATGTTCACGCCGTCCTCCCACCACAAAGTCGTGATCGGCGTACCAGCCTGATCACGGCCCAACACCACGTAGTAGCCGGGATTGTTCACATCGGCCGCGACGTCCATGCTGTACACCAGATCGAGATTGACCCACGCCTGACTCTTATCCTTGATCCACATTTCGCGTCGCCTTCCACTCGTTGATTTGCCGGACGCTGCGGGCGAGCCCGTTTTGGACAGGTGCGCTTTCCCACTGACTCGGGGAGCTTTGCCTGATGCGGCCTTCCCTGTACGTGTCGTCATCGTTGCAGCCTGTCATGTCAAACCGATCATGCCGAACCTGCACGTCCGGCAGGTATTGGATCGTGCCGGTCAGTCGGCCTACTTCCTGCCAATACGTGTCGCAGTGCTGCGTGTAGGGACTCATGCCGCCGACAACCTCAATGGCCTCGCGGCGGATCACGGGGAAGGTGCACAGCATGGGTGAGTGCCCTTCGCTGTACAGATCCGCGACCAAGATGTTGGCCGGTAAAGCCTCGATCACAGCGTCCCATCCAGGGGTGAGCATCACGGCATCGTCATTCCAGAGCATGATCCAATCACCAGATGCCCGCGCGGCTAGCGCGTTGAAATATTCATTCAGTCGCGCATAGCCGTAACGCTCAGGGGCCACCCACACGGAATCGAAAGGCTCACGCACACACCGCGACGGCACTTCATCGTCAGGGTCCAGCGCTAGCAGTATCTCAAGATCCCCTACATCGCTGGTCGCAATCAGAGACGCTAGCGACCGTTCCAGCAACTCAGGCCGCTTTCGCGTCGGCACCAGTACCGAGATCACGACGCCGCCTTTATTGCGTGTGCCCGTCGTGTATTCCGCTGCTGCTCACTAGCTGTTGCCCAGCGAACGTTACCTGGCTCGTAGTTACCGTCGTTATTGATCCGGTCGAGCGCGGGTGTCGGCGGTATCCTCGTTAAACTCAACACAACCCAGCGGTCAAATCGGTCGCCGGGTTCAACCACAAGCGGCATTGATTGCCTCCTGTAATCGTGCTGCATCCTTGACCCGTTGGGGTGCCAGATCTCGGTAGAGTTGGTCAACATTGTCTTGCACGTGTCGAGCCAGCCGATCTTGATGAGTCTGATCCCACTCACCTTTACCTGCAATCGGGTGCATGTGTTCGATGTACACCTCAGGCAGATACACCCGACGCTGAATCATATCTGCCATAGTGCTTAAGTAAGTGTCGTTGTAATCTGACGAGAAATATGGCGGCATGAAGTAGCCCAGCGCATTAACCCATTGCCGACTGTAGAACCCGAGCGTTGCCATACCTGCGTTCATGATGCCGTCCCGGCCGTGCACGCAGGCGATGCCGTCAGGGAAGCGGCGGAACCCTTCCCGGATCTCCATGTCCCAGCGCATGGATCGGAAGATCACATCATCGTTTCCGTGCCAAAGTATCTGGCCGGTGGCGAGTTTGTAACACTCGTTCCACGTCTGAGACAACAGGATGCGCGGACCCAGCGCTGCGCGATAGTTGTCAGGCAGATCGTCGGCGCGAGCCGGACGCATCATTGTGTCGTCATCCTCGTCCACGTAGATAATCAGTTCCAGCAGCTCCGGGTGTACAGCGGTGCCGCGAGCTGAGTCCCACATGAGTTTGAGCTGGCCCGGTCGGCCGCGGGACGGCACTAGCAGGCTGATCTTCCAGTGCCAGTCGTCCCATTCAGGATTCACTTGATCGTCCTCGTCAATGTCCGGCGTACGCCGTGCTGTATGGCATCGTGCTCCAACGCTCGGCGGCAGCGCGGGCACCGGGCATCATGGCCGTTCTTTACCCGGCCGATGTCCTCGTGACACTCCGGGCATGCAAGCCTCATTGCATGCTCCCCGGCAGGATCAGGCCGGTCTTGGCCCGTGTGCTGGCACCGGAGATCAACTGTGCTAGCTGCGGCGCGTCCTCGCCGTTCAGGAACGTGACGAACTTCCCGGTGCATGTGGTGATAGTGATCATCACCCACGCGGACCCGTCCGGGCCTGCCACGGGGTCCACCCGCCAGTTGGTCTGGGTCGGCTGCACCGGTATCTCATTCGACGGCACAGCGCCGTTAGGTGCGGTCACTGGCGGTCGCTCATGGTCGGCACGCTGATGAACGACGCGGCCCAGAAAGCCAGCCCGAGATACAGGTAGCTCAGCGGGTGATCGTTGACGGTTGGTGCGTCAACCGCGAATGCGGCGAGCAGGAAGCTGATGACAGCGGCTAGGAGTAGCACGAATCGGAGCATGATCGGTTCCTTTCAGAGAGAGAGGGGGCTTACGGTCTTAATGGTCGCGGTGTTACTCGGCGGTATATCACCAGAGTCTCGGGGGTGCAGTCGGCGAACACCACCGTCCCGTCCTCAGTGCGAGCCACAACCCAGTCGGCACCCATCGCCTCCACCCGCTTGGGTGAGTAGGAATCTCTGCCGAACCATCCGCCGCAATAGGCGTCCGGCTCGTCGCCTTGATGTGCTTGGCCGAGCCAGTCACCGACCCGCAGCGGCGGCTGGATCTGCGCGTTCACTTGGACCGTGGCAATTGCTTCACCCATGATCAGTTGCCTTTCATGACACGGTGCGGATCAGCCAGAAATCGTCGGACAGGTCAGGGTTGGTCAGGTACGCGAGCGGCATCCAGTAATACCCGTTCTCACCCCAGTGCGGACCCCACGAGTTGCGGACCCGGATGAGCGGCTGACCGCCGAGCATGACATAGCCGACGGCGACAACAGCGTGCCCGCCTAGCAGCCGTTCACCGGCACCGGGCAGCGGCACCAGCCCGCCAGCTTGCATCGGGAAGGACTCGTACACGCTGAACCCGAATATCACCGGGTGGCCGTCGGCAATGGCTCGCCTGATCCCCGAACGGCGAACCTTGGCGTAGGAGTTGGCCTTGGTTTCACCGGCGAGCGCGTAGGCGTGACTGTTCGGCTTGATAGCGAATGAGCCGATGTCGTACGGCCAGGCGTGTTCGGGCGGCGCGCCGATCTTGTGCATGACCTTGATGCCGTCCCGAATGTAGGCCCCGGCATCCTCTCCGATGCTGTGCTCCATCCACCGCTCGTAGTAGTAGATGAACAGTCGGGAGGGTGTGAAGTCCGGTTCCGGCTGGCGGTTCAGGTCGAACTCGACCACTGCGGCGATCGCGTTGGCGGTACAGCTTCCGAGCGCGCCTTGGTCGTAGCACTCCGGCATGGCCGGGTCGAGATCAAGTCGGGTCTCCGGTGGCAGCTTGCGTCGGCTGGCCTTGTAGGGCACGTCACGGATATCGGGGAGATCGGGTCGCCAGCCGAACCGCTCACCGCTCGGTCCCTGCTCGGGTCGAATCCGCAGATCGGATGCCATGCGCGCACGATATCCCGACAGGTATGACTAACTCACTCACGATCACTCTCGGGGGGTCGATCTGGCAGCCGAGCGTACAGCGTTGCTGTACAGCAGATGAGTTACCGTGTCGCATCCAGTACGACAAGTGACCCGTCAGCCCCGCCAGCCGGTCAGCGAGCGACCAGCCACGCTCTTGCCGGGTAGCCTGCCCATCGTGTTCGCCACCGTCGAAACCAGCTTCTCGTGCCAAGCGGGCCAGACCATCGCATCCATCCGGTCAGGCGAATCGGCGTCCGACGAGTCCTCCCATGTACACAACTCGTCCTCCAACTCCTCATGCGTCCCGACATGGGGATAGCGGCCCCGAGCTGCCATAGACGACACAGGGAAGGCACGTGCCCGCTTGTTGCCGATCGCACGGGCCAGCGCCGGTTCGATCGGGATCAACAGACCCGCCGCGTTAGCCGCGCCGACGATGACCGACTTAGGCATGTCCCGGCCATAGTCGGACTCGAATACGATGCCGTCGGCGTCCCAGTCCATCGCCGCATCGATGACTTGCTTGCCCCACCCGGCCGGGTCTTTACGGCACGTGTAGTCGGCCAGCACGAATCCCCGGTGAAGTGGTGTCTTGTACAGCGGCTCACCCTCGAATGTCGGTCCGTCATCCCAGCCGCGCTTGGAGAACCCGATCACTACAATCCCCTGTTTACCAGCACCACCCGACGGGTCCACGCCCACGATGCGACGCTGCAACAGATCCAGCGGGAACGCATTGACGTCGATGCGGTACTTGGCTATCTGCGCTCGCTGCCACAGCGCGTGCGCGGTCTGCTCGACAATGCGGCCTTCCAGCTCTTGCTCACCTAGCGCGGTGCCGCCGTACATGCCCGTGACCGTTTCCAAGAATTCCGCCGACAGATGCGGATTGTCGGAGGTTCGAGCATGCGTACGGACGACACCGGCGAGTTGGCCTTTGTCGATTTTCTTGATCAGCTCACGTGGACGCGGTGTCGTGGTGGCGATCCAGTGCGCGTTCGGTGTCTCACGCAAACCCATGATCATCATTGACCAGGCGTAGTCGAGCCAGCGCCACGCGGCCAACTCCTCGGCCCACACGAGGCACGTGTTACCGCCAGACCGCAGCGAGTCGCACGCCTCCTCCGTGTTGGTGCCGTACATCTTGGCCTGCGACCCGTTGGGCCATTTGACGAGCGTGCCTTCGCGGCCGGTGATGATCCGCGCCGACGAGTCGTAGCGCCTGATGCCGGTAGCGCCCTCGACGCACGACGTCACTGCATCGGATTGGGTCGGCGCGATAATGCCCATCAAGTGCGGGTGCGGGCCGGTCAGGCATGGCGGGCCTTTGACATGCGCAATCATGTGATTGGCCCCGGCAGCAGTCTTGCCGATGCCTCGCCCGCCGAACAGCGCCCAGCCGCGCCAGCGGCCTGGCGGTGCGATCTGATGCGGCTCAGGCTTCCACACATTGATCTTGATATCAGAGTCGAGCCTGCGCGACATGGCCCGCACGAACGCGTTACGATCCTCCGGTTCAAGATCACCTAGCGCGTCGAGTGTCATGGCCTGTGAACTCCTAGTTAGATGTCACAGACTATCTCCGGCGTGTGAATCAACTGGCACCACGAAACTCGCCAGTCATCGAGGAACATGCGCTGTCCGGCGGCGAGAGTGAGTTGGCCGTACCGCACCATGCTCGACACCTTGGCCTCTAGCTGGTCCTTGTGATTGTGCGTGTACGCGGTCTGGCGCAGTCCGTCGGCCGGTTCGGGCCAGATGTTGGCCGCGTCGTTGCCGCCGCACAGACTGAACGGCACTCGGTGGTCGAACTCGACGTGAGTCAGCCCGGACGGGCCGAACCAGCCGTAGGCGGCAGTCACCTGGCTACGGGTCGCAGCGGTGACGCCTCGCTCGCTGGCCGGACGGGGAATGTGGCAATTCACAACCGAGCCAGGTGTCCGATGTTGATCAGGTACCGGCCAGACAGAGGCGCGTCCAGTCGGTGTCGTACTAGGTACGACTAGGGTAGGGGTTGGCCCCGCTGAGTGCGTCACTGGCGGGTTTTCATGACGTCCCGCTGTGCTCGTACAGGCAGACAGGGTGAGGATTGTTAGCAGTGCGATCAGCGCTCGTCTCATCTGCACAGTGTCGCATCTGAACGCGGACAAGCGAACAGCCCCGGCACGTCATTGGGCCGGAGCTGTTCTGTGCCACCGTAACCTCGGGTGCGCTGCCAGATTACTCGTCCTTGCCGAACGCGGAATCCCTGGCGCGTTTCAAGTCGCGGATCAGCTTGTTGACGCTCGCCCGATCCGGGAGCGTGGCATACAACCCGCGAGCGCCGCGCCAGGGATTCGGGTCGCAATTGACCAATCCCAGTAGGTCTTGAACCTCATTCAGCTCCGGCATGATCGTGCCGATTGACACGTGTGCGTCTCGCATCCATTGCACGTCAACGTCGTAGCCGTCGCCGCGCGTTATTTCATGAGCCATGCTGTTTCCCTCCTCAGGTTTGCCCGACTCCCCGTCGGTGCGCGGCAAGTCTAACCGCTCCGCGAAACGGACCGGCACCGTCCGGCCGTGCGCGATCCACGCATTCGGTTTGGCGTGCGATCCGGCGCACCACGGCTCAGGCATGTACCGACTACCCCGAGCGCCGGAGGCTGTATGCCCACGCATCGTGCCATCAGCTTTCAGCGTCAGAAGCCTGTTACAGCCGCTACATCGGCCGTATGTCCGATGATGGTCAGCAGTCAATCTAGATCGGTCCGGCCTTCTCAGCGTTCACTATCGTTGGGCACTTGCCGTCCTCGCGCTCCACTGGCCCGCACACGGCGCATCCCATCACCAACACGTCCGGCTCATCGTCACGCGCCAACTCCAACGTCTCCGGGTTCACGGTCACAACCCAGTGCAGTCGGCCGCGCTCGTCTCGTACCGTCGTCCAGGTCATCACTCGACTACCTCGCCGTCGATCATCATCAGCTCGTCGCGGCCACCGGCGCGTGTCTCAGTCTCCGCTAGATGCGCCTTGCACGCGGCCAGCGCTTTCTCTCGCGCCTCCGGGGTGAGATCCAGTGCGTCCAGACCGGCAGCGAGCGTGCCCGTGGCAAGCTGCGCCAGCGCCTCCCAGTGTTCGATGATCTCAATCTGGGACCGCTTGGGCGCGTCGAGTCCTTGCAGCTCGGCCTCTCGTTTGAGGTAGTTGAGCAGGGTGCCTGCTGCCTGAATCTTGGCTCCGACGGCGTGCTGGCCTCTGAGCACGAGCCGGAGCTGCCGCTTGACGTCGTCTATCTCCTGCTGTTGCAGCGCCTTGTATTCCTTGACCGGCACAGCCAGGATCGAGTGGATGCCGATCTTGAAATCGGTGTGCGCCGATTTCTTGTCGTACTTCGGCCCAGCCAGGCCCTCCCGGACCATCGTGGCGGCGATCTCCTCGAACGTGGCGTTGCGGCGGCGCAGATCCACCACGGCGGCACGACGTCGAGCGAGATCCACCACGGCGGGCCGTGTCTGCTGGTTCGCGCCGCGTAGGCCGCGTGTGGACTGGCGTTGCTTGGGCGTCTTGGCCGGTGGCCGGTTCGGTTTCGCATCGGCGGGCGGTGTCATGTCGGCCACGCGCTCTTTCTGCGCCGCCCGGTCCTTGGTGTAGGACGTGGTCATGAGAAACCCCGATCAGATGTCAGCCATGCGATCACGCCTGTGACCGGCAGGCCGTCCGGCGAGAATTCGGGACTGCGGCGTGCGATCGCGCATCGAACCTCGTCGCCGCCCTCGGCAGTGATCTCCTGCATCCACACGTCAAGGTCGCCGTGCTCGCTGTGAATCCGAATCAGCTCGCCTATGAGCGCCACGATCTTCATGACTCGCCTCGCTTAGCCTTGAACGGCACGACATTCTCAGGCAACTCCAACGGCAGCGGCGCAGCCTCGTACCGTGGCTGCCGCTTGGCGACTGTCTTGGCATTGGCTTCGGTGACCAGCTTGGTTTTCGGCTTGGGCTTGGACGGGCACGTGGCGAAATGCGGCATGTACACCGCCTCACCGGGTAAAGCGGGCCGCTCGGGTGTGATCACCGTTGCGCACGGAATATCGTTCTCGTTCCAATGGACAGCCACGTTGCCCGACGGATTCCGGGCGTAGTCCAGCGGCATGCCCTTGCCGTTGACGGTGACCGCCCACAGAATCTTGGCCTTGCAACCGTAGCAGCGGCCCGGTCCTTGCGGCATCAGACTCGACCTCCCAGCGCTGAGTCAACGATCGTAACCGAATCGGGCAACTCTGCTGTGACCGTCGGCTGGCGTCGAGATCGGTTCACCCGAATTGGCCGAGTCTCGGGGGTCGGTGCCAGGATCGCCTCCGGCCGGGACCGATGGTGCTGCCCGTTGTCCACACCGGCCCACACGCCTTTGGCCTTGTCCCCGAGTTGGAGCCGTCGCTGATTGCAGTCGGCCAGCGCGGGACATTGCGTCTTGCACACCAGTGCCGCGTTACGCCGGACACCGATCAGCGCGTCCTCGTCCCACGCATGCGGCTGGCTCATGCACGGCACCCACTCATACACGATCCCGTCGGCGTCCCGGAGCGGCTGGAACTCTCCGATGATCCTCATTGCGTAGGACGGCAGCACCTTGGTCCTCACCATCGCTTAACTCGACGTTCTACCGGCAAGTATGAGCAGATCAGCGGTGATTGCGCCAGAGGCCCAGTCCTCGGGTCGCCACAGTCGGCCCAGCGAACCGAGCGCGGCGAGCCAATGGAGTTGGTCGATTGACGGATCGTCCTTGACCGTTTTCAGCTCAGCGAACAGTGCCCGCCCGCCGAATGCCATAGCGAGATCCGGGAACCCGACCTTGCCTTCAATGGGGGTGCGCCATGTCTCTTTGCCTCGGACCGTCACCCGTGCTGGCCGGAAGTGGCATACGCAAGTGATGTGGAACTTGGCGCACGCGTCGAATACGTTGGCTTGCAGCTCGGCGTGGCTCATGCGGGTCACCCAGCCGGGAAGACGCGTGGCGCTCATCGGGTTACCCGAGGCGCACTGTCGCCGCATACTTTGTCGTAGTGCTCCTGCATCAGTGCAACAGCCGCCGTCTTTGTCGCGGCCCTGACCTGGCCGGTGTCGCACCAGGAGCACGTCAGCACCCATCCGTGAAACTCCGTGTACGCCTCTCCCGTTTCTTGAACCGAGTCAGCGTGCTCCTCGGCGGCAATGCGTGCCGCTCGATCATCCAGTGATTCCGATGCTGCCGACCAGATCATTCGCTGCTGCCTTTCTCGGTCTCCTCGGTAACCCCAACAGAGGCGGAAGCGAGCAGCGCGTGAACATGCGCAGTCGCGATCAACAGTTGCCGCGTCTGGATGTCGTGCAGCCATGGGGCGTCCACGTCGGCACCGACCCTGCACCACGCGTTTTTGATCAGGCCCTCAGCCCGCTCCCGGTGGTACTCCGCTGTGCTCATTTCGCTGCCTCAATCCATACCGGTGTGAACAGGCAGGTCGTGCGGCGCACCAGCCAGGGCCAGCGGTTCCGCACCGCCAGCACCGTCGCTAATCCCGCCGCGTGGTGTTTGACCCGCAGTACCAGCCACCGCCCCGAGTGGTCACCCCACGACAGGCGGTCCCCGCGCCTGATGTCCGCAGCCGTGCGCCAATCGAACGCCGTCATCAGTCGCCCCTCGTGATCCACAGCCCGAGCAGAATCGACCCGAACACGAGCAGGCCAATCGTGATCATGATCAAGCCGATTACCGTCTCTCTCCTACTATGACGTAGCAGCCATGCCTCAATATCATCGTCGGTCACAGCGGTGTGACCTCCACCCACGTTGTGCCCGACGATGAGCCGGACATGCCGATCAGCAGCGCGTCTTTCATCGCAGGATAGTGAGCGGGGCAGCCGAACCAGTGAGCGCCGCCGATGGATTGATGCAGCTTCACCACGGGCGGCACGGTGCATCCCCGGTAGGTGCAGCGCGGCTTGGGTTCATCAGGCATCCTGGTTCCCTTTGCGCTGCATTGTCTCCGCGAGTTCCTGCAACACCCGCCCCACGTTCGGCCCGCGCCACATGTAGACGGTGCCGTGCTCGTCCGGCAGCGCCTTGGTGGCGAACAGCACCGAGGCAGCAGTCATCGCCGGGTGATGTCGGCGCGGACATGCGGGATTGAAACAGTGACAATCCGGGGTGTCCCAGATCGGTTCGACGGTCAACGCATTGGTGGACCCCAGGTTCGGCAACTCGATCTCGAACGACTGATCGTTGTCGGTGGTGAACATCAGCTTGGCACTCGTGATCTTCAACTCGTAACTCCCTTGACATCGTTCATCAGAAACCGGCACCCGTAGTGGAACCGGCCCTTGCGCGCCCACGCCTTGCAGCCGACACCGAGTGCGGTGCACTGATCGCAGATCGCAGCTCCCAGCCCGATCCACACGGTTGAGTGCAACTTGCCGGACGGAATGGACTGCTCATGGCCCGACTCGTCGTGCCGGTCATGACGGCCCAACGGGTAGCCACATGCGGGACACGTCAACCAGAACAGGCCGTCATCATCGGTCAGCATGATCGCGTGATGCCGTGCCCGGTACCGGCTGAACAGTCTCATGCCCGTCGGTACTCCCGCAGCACATGAGCGATAGTGAGCACCAAGGCATTACCGACGTGAGGCTGATTCAGATCGGGGTAGCTGTTGATCAGATGCTCGATACGCGAGATTGCCTCACGTGCTGAGTCTGTCTCTAGTTTGATGTCGCGTGCTCGCGCCGCGCATCGGTCGGACAGGTCGGCAAGCGAGTAGCCCGTCAGGGAGAAATCGGTATCAACGATGATGTCCTCGATCACCGAGACAACCTCGTACAGCAGCACAGCGGTTTTCTCGTCCTGCTCGTCCACGTGACCGGCGATCGGCCCCATGTTGATCGGCGGCAGATTGCCACGGTCAACAGGCTTGAACCGCAGATCGAACGGTGCGCTAGGGAATGTCCGGCGTCGCTTCGGTCGCATCAGTGGCCTCCGTGGTCGTACTCGGTGCGACGGTATCAGACGGCTCGAACGTCACCGACATCTGGTCAGCGCCGTCACTGTTGATCATGTGGACGGCAGCCATGTCGTCGCCGCCGCATAGTGGCCCGTCCACGCCGTTATACGCCGTGTGGTGAGAAACGAACCCATCCTCGGTCACTTCGCGCATCTGTCCGCAGCCGGGGCACATCGTTGATGCCCGCATGTACTCGTCGGCCAGCGCTGCGGCGCTCACCGACTCATCGGCGTCATGCACCGACGAGCTGGCTGGCCTGCCGCAACTCCTCACGCCGCAGATGTGATGC